GGCAGAATACGAGACGACGGTCTGCAAGTCCGACTTCCACTACAAGACCGAATGCAAAGCGTGCCCGCTCCGTGGAGAGCATGGCGCCGATATGAAGCCTACAGGTGTCCTGAGACCTGAGGTGTACATGCTAGGGGAAGCACCAGGACAAGATGAGGTTGAGGAACAGGAACAGTTCGTAGGGAAATCAGGGAAGATACTACGACCGCTGATCCCCAAACGTTGGAAGGGCGTCCTGAGGTGGAACAACTGCGTCCGCACCCGCCCACCCAACAACCGAACTCCAACGCCAATGGAAATCGATTCCTGCCGGCACAGCGTCGAAAACGACATCGTTAAGAGTGCGCCGCGCGCTGTGTTCGGGTTCGGTAATGTACCGCTCGAGTGGATGACAAGCCGCACAGGCATCACCGTGTGGACAGGGCGCTATCTCCCCGTGAAGGTGCTCAGTCACACGTGCTGGTTCTTCCCCATGATGCACCCAGCCTACATCGCGCGCACATTCGACAAGCGCCCACCCGAGCACTTGCCCGGGTTCAGGTCTGATCTACAGTTCACGTTCAACCGCCACCTCAAGCACGCATTCAAGCTTGTAGAAGATCTGCCCGACCCCGTGGTGCACACAGTCGACGACGCCTTCCATGATGTTGACTTCGACATGCGCTGCAACGACAACTCCATCGAGCGCATTCGCTCGTTTGTCCTGTCGATGTATGACGCGAAAACGGTTGGGGTCGATCTCGAGACCAATGCTCTGCGGCCCTACAGCAACGCTTCGAAGATCCTCACCATTGCGCTGTCCGGATCAAGGGGCACACTTGCGTGGCCCATGTACCATAAACAAGCACGCTGGACGAAGGAACAGCTTGCTCAGTTGGAGATCATAGTTGAGGACTTCATTCGCAAGGCTCCGTGCAAGAAGGTCGTGCACAACCTGACGTTCGAACAGGAATGGTTCGCTGTCCTATACGGAGTCGACTCCTTGAGGGAGACCGGCAACTGGGGCTGCTCAATGGGGCAAGCCTTTATCCTCGACAACAGGATCCAATCACAGGCTGGCGGTGGACCTCTCAGTCTCGCCTTCCTCACCCTCCAACACTTCGGCCTCGACATCAAGAAGCTTGCCGGCATCGACCGCAAGGACTTGGACAACGTTGACCTCGACCACGTGCTTCGATACAACGCCGTGGATGCCCGCTACCATCGTCTGCTATTTCTACGCCAAGCGAAGCTCCTTGACTTCGAGGACCTGACCTACGTCTACGACGAGCACATCAGGCGCGTGACAACGACATGCCTGACCCAGGTCAAGGGAGTCCCCGTTGACCTGACTGCGAACAAGAAACTTACCGCCAAATACGAGGGGCAGAGACAGAAGGTCTGGGAAGAACTCAACGCCCTCCCCGTGGTCAAGGACTTCAGAGAAACCAAGGGACGCTCCTTCAAGCCCGTTGGCCCTGGAGACGTGCGCTGGTGCGTTCAGCAGCTGCCCAAGGACATCAGCAAGGCGGCTCGCGACAACAAGGGTGAGCTATCCAGCATGAGCGAGAAGCAGCTGGGGCTTGTCCGGCACCCTGTCGCCTCCCTCACATTGAAGTACCGCAAGCTCAACAAGGTCATCTCAACCTACATCGAACCCGTGCGAGAGCACGTCTTCGATGACGGCAAGGCGCATCCGCAAACGTCTGTCTGCCGCACACGAACATGGCGCACCTCAGCATCCGATTGGAACTACCAGAACCAGATCAAGCGTGACCAGGCGCGACGCGAGATAAGGTCGCAGGTTGCGAAGAAGGGGTGCAAGGTCGTCTCGTTCGACTACGCCCAGATACAGGCTCGCAACATCGGCATGGAGTCCCTGGACAAGAACCTGCTCAAGGCCTTCAAGGATCGCTACGACATCCATTCCGACTGGGTTGAACGCATCGTCCGCGTGCACCCTCGCTGGGTCAAGGAAGGCGCTAAAAAGCTGGCAACCGACAAGGTGCTGTTCAAGAAGTACCGAGACAAGGTTAAGCAGGACTTCGTGTTCTCGTCCTTCTTCGGCGCGCGCGGCCACACCGTTGCATACTACCTCGGGTGTGATGACCGGATTGGTGAGGAGCTGCACGATCAGCTGTGGGACATGTTCCCCGGCGTTCAGAAGTGGCACAAGCGACTCGAGACTATGTACTTCGACTTCGGCTACGTGACCGGCCATTCGGGGTTCAGACGGCACGGACCCATCTCCTACAATGAGATGATCAACGCACCCATCCAGGCAGACGAGTCAATGATCGTTCTCGATGCCATGACACGCCTGTCCGAGCTGGACTGGGTGTACCAAACGAACATGGAAATCCACGACGACCTGACGTTCATTTGGCCCCATCAGAAGGTCGACGAACGCATCGAGACAGTGCTGGATACGATGCTCACGGTACCCTACCCATGGGCTCGCGTCTGTCCCATAGGAGTTGAGGTATTGATAGGTGACGACTGGTACCAGCAAAAACCAGCCGGTGAGTATTTCTCGGATACGTGGAGGAAGAAGTGACCAACGATCAAAAGCCACTGCCCTCAATAGAGGAACTGATAGGCCCCAAGCTCACCACTGCTATGGAGCGCCTGGAGCATGATTTGTCGAGGCGGGGTGGCCCAGCCTTCCCCTTGGGCTTTATCGAGATCGCAGGCAAAACAGGCTTCCTGGTGAGCGGCATGACGATCCGTGACTATATGGCTTCGGCCGTCTTGCCCTCACTGATCCTGCGGGCGCGGCCGAACTCAACGGCAACCGCCATCGTTCAAGATGCGTACAAGTTTGCCGACGCCATGCTCAGGGAGCGCGACCTTTGACCATCCTACACGAGAAGTATCGGCCTGGGAAGTTCGTCGATGTGTTCGGGCAAGGACACTTGATCTCCCAGCTGGAGGAGGCGGTCAAGAAGCGCTCGTCCCATGCCTTCCTCTTCTCCGGGCCGGCCGGGTGCGGCAAGACAACCCTTGCCCGCATCTGCGCCCGTGAACTGGGTTGCCGCGACCTCGACATCCGCGAGACCGATGGGGCGACCGATAGTGGGGTCGATGAAATGCGCGCCTTGCAGAACGCCATGCGCTACAAACCACTTGGTGGTGGGAAGGCACGCGCCTGCATTATCGACGAGGCGCACAGGATATCCAAACAGGCATTCGACTCCCTCTTGAAGGTCATGGAGGAGCCACCCGAGCACCTCTTCTGGTTCCTGTGCACGACAGCACCCGAGAAGTTGCAGAAGACAATTCGGTCTCGATGCATGCCCTTCACCGTGAAGTCGCTGTCTGATGACGACATGAAGGAATTTCTTGGTGGCATCACGAGGGCTGAGAAACTCAAGACCTCAGACGAGGTCCTGTCGGTTTGTGCTATCGAGGCTGCTGGATCGTTGCGTCAGGGGCTCGTCAACCTGGCCATGTGCTCCAGCTGCAAGACACGTCGTGAAGCCAAGGCTCTCCTGCAACGATTGGATGAGAGCGATCCCATGCGGGAACTGTGTCAGTTCATCATCCGTGGTGGGTCCTGGTCCAAGTTCATTGCTCTCATGGAGAAGCTGGAAGACCAGAGCCCCGAAGGCATCCGCATTATGATTGTCAACTACCTTGGTGGCTGCCTCAAGAATGCCAACAGTGACAAGGAAGCGATGGGCTTCCTGGGGCTGCTGCAGCACTTCGAGAGCCCCTACAACGACTCGGAGAAGATGTCGCCGCTGTTTTTGTCTGTCGGTCGCGCGCTCTTCTCCGAATAACCCGGTATCACCCATTCAAGGGAGTGGTGTATGTCCTACGACGCCAAGATCAAGGAACTTGCTGGCAGGCTCTCTATCGACAAGGATGATCTTGATACCGAACTGATCACACACGCCGAGCTGTATTGGCACGCCAGCGAGATGCTTAGTGAGTTGACAGAACTGCGCGATAAGACCAAGCAAGACTTGAAACTCCGTGAGGCTGAGATCGATGCAGAGGAGCGCGAGAACGCCGCCATCACGTCCTCGAAGATCACAGACAAGCAAGTCGGTGCGATCACAGCGGCCGATGAGATCGTAGTGCAAATGCAATCCGATCTGATCAAGCAAAACCAAATGGTGAAACGAGTCGAGGGTCTTGTGGACTCCTACAGGGAGCGCCGCCACAACCTCAACAAGCTGGTCGACCTGTACACATCCAACTACTGGTCGGCACCACGTGGGGTGAACAGTCAGGAGGCAAAAATCAGGCGGTCAGAAGAGGCCCGCCGCGAGATAGTAGAGTTGAGAAAGAAGCGTCCCAAACTGAGGTGAGACAATGGTCAACCGACTACTGGGCAAGCGTGTCGCGAAGGAAGCTCGCGGCATCAAGTTCCATTACAAACCACACAAGCCGGAGAACATCAAGAAGCGCGCGGAGCATCGGGGTAACCGCCGCGACAGCTACATCAGCGGCAACGTAGAGATGTTCTTCGCCAACCCAGGCGAGAGTGTCCTCCGTGTCCTCCCGCCGACGTGGGACGACAACGAGCACTGGGGCTTCGACGTCGCCGCCCACCGCTACATCGGCGCTGGAGGCGGCCACTATCTGTGCCTCGCCTACAATGGCGACGGCTCCCCAACAGGCAAGCGCTGCCCCATCTGCGACGCTGCCGAGGACGCGAACAACGAAGGCGACAAGGAACTCTACGACGCCTTCAAATGGAAGGCTCGTGTTCTGATGTGGGTCGTTGACCGTGTTAAGGAGAAGGAGGGCGCCAAGGTGTGGGATATTTCGCGTACGCAGGACGCAGAGCTGTCCAATCAGTGCAGCCTCAAGAAGGGGCAGTCTCTGCAGATCGACAATCCTGACGTCGGGTTCGACGTGATCATGCAGCGCAAGGGGCAGGGCAAGACCAACACCCGCTACAGCATGGTGATCGATCGCGACGAGAGCCCCATCTCCAACGATCCCAAGCAACAGCAGAAGATCCTTGACTTCATCGTGGCGAACCCCCTGCCGAGCATCCTCAAGCGCAAGAATGCCGAGTACCTGGAGAAGGTCATCGCCGGCACGATGGAGCAGAAGGACGAGGAACTCGACGAGGAGGAGAACGAGGGCGAGGAGGAAGAGGAAGAGACGCCGAAGAAGCCCAAGAAGAAGCGTCCGTCACGTGAGGAGGAAGAGGAGGAACCAGAAGAGGAAGAGGAGGAACCGGAAGAGGAAGAGGAAGAGCCCGAGGAAGAGGAGGAGCCGGAAGAGGAAGAGGAAGAGCGCCCCCGTGGCCGCTCCAAACAGAAGCCGACCCGTCGTGCCAGCCGACGCGATGAAGAGGAAGAGGAGGAACCGGAAGAGGAAGAGGAGGAACCGGAAGAGGAAGAGGAAGAGCCCGAGGAAGAGGAGGAGCCGGAAGAGGAACCAGAAGAGGAAGAGGAGCGCCCTCGCCGCAAGGTTGCCAAGAGGCCTTCTCGCCGTGACGAGGAGGAAGAGCGCCCGCGTCGTCGCCTCAGCAATCGTCGGTAGGAAGCTTCCGTGGTCAGAACGCGACTCGAGGTCGTTGAAGGTGGGGTGGAGGACGCCCCACCACTATCACCAGCCAAGATTGCTGCAACGCAGAGGATACCTGTCCTCAATCCATCGAAGTCCGTCAAGTTCATCAGCAGCGGATGTACGTTGCTCGATCAGGCGTTGGGTGGTGGTTGGGCTGAGAAGCGGATCGCCAACATCATCGGTGACAAGTCAGCCGGCAAGACATTGCTGGCCATCGAGGTCGCCGCCAACTTCCATCTCAAATATCCCAAGGGTCGCATTCTGTACAGGGAGGCAGAAGCAGCCTTCGATAGAGGCTATGCCAAGTCTCTTGGTATGCCGATTGAGGCGGTCGACTTCGGGAACAAACTAGACACGGTTGAGGAGTTCTTCGACGACATGTCCGCAGCCGTGAAGTTCACCAAGCCATCCCTGTACGTCCTCGACTCCCTTGATGCGCTCTCCGACGATGCGGAGATGCAGCGCGGGCTCAATGAACCGACATACGGGACTGAGAAGGCGCGCAAGCTGTCACAACTGTTCCGGCGCCTCGTCCGTGACATGTCATCATCCAACCTGACGTTGATCATCATCTCGCAGATCAGGTCCAAGATCGGCTGGTCGATGGGGCGCACAACGACCCGCTCGGGTGGTCGTGCACTGGACTTCTACGCCTCACAGGTTCTCTACCTGTCGCACCTCGGCAGGCTGGCCAAGACCATTGAAGGCATCAAGCGTCCTATCGGTTTGCGCATAGGCGCGATGGTCGACAAGAACAAGGTTGGGCCACCACTGCGCGAGGCAGAGTTCACCCTGCAGTTTGGTTACGGTATCGATGACCTGACAAGCTGTGTCAACTGGCTTGCCGAGGTCGGGAAGCTGGATGACATCGAACTGACGAACAAGAAGGGCGCAACAACCGCGTTCATCAAGGAGGTCAACGGACTCGCTGATCATGAGTACACCCAGAAACTAGCCTGGGTCCAGGGCAAGGTCCGTGATCGCTGGAATATGATTGAAACCACATTCCTTCCGAAGCGCCACAAGTACGGAAATGGGCAAGACTGATGGACACCTACCAATTCATCGTTGAGCTACTGAAGATCGTTGCGGGTTTGGCTTGGCCTGCAGCGCTCGTAGCCGTGGCCTACATCGTCAAGCGCATCCTCGACGCCGACGATGACAAGCCGGAACAACCGAAGGAGTCAGTTTCCGATGTCCGCACAAGGCACTCCAACCCCCCGCCTCCGACTTATCCGCCGCGGTGGTGATGGCATCATCCAACAGCTGGTCTACGTCACGTTCGACGTAGGGCAGACCAAAGAGCGTTCGCGCTGGGTCTGGCTTGATCTGTCGGTGGGAGTCGAGACCGAGGACGAGAAGAAGGCGCGCCTTGAGGTTGAAGGCATCAAGGACTTCGTCCTGGCAACGTATCAGTTTGTTAGGTGACGACTATGCCCGTGAAGATGTGGAAGAGCCAACTAGACATCGAAGCCCTACAAGCAGTCGAGATGCCGATTGGCGCTGAAATCCTACATGCTGCAGGGCAATCAGAACCAGGTCGTCCATCGGAGGGCTTCCCCGTTATCTGGTATAGGTGCGATCCTGAGGCGAAGTACGAAAAACGATGGATCGCCATGTGCGGCACCGGCCACGAAGTGCCGTCTGGTGGCCTCTATCTTGGGACTGCCCACTTGCACAATGGCAGGTTGGTCCTCCACCTCTTCGAGGTAATGCCCAAATGAACGGCAAGCAGAAGGGGTCAGCGTTCGAGCGTGAGGTCTGCAAAAAACTATCGCTGTGGGTTTCGCATGGCAAGAGCGTCGACCTCTTCTGGAGAAGCGCAATGAGTGGCGGGCGCGCCACTGTAGCACGCACCCGTGGTCGGGTTGTGCGACAGGCGGGTGACATCACAGCGGTAGCGCCTGAGGGCCATGCTCTAACAGACCTCACGTACATCGAGTGCAAGTTTTATCGTGACTTGGATATTGAGTCCTTCCTGATCCACGAGAAGGGTAAGCTTGCTGGGTTCTGGCGCTCTACAAAGATCAATGCGAAGGTTAACGTCAAGGCCCCGTGGTTGATTGCCAAACAGAACAGGCTTCCAACGCTACTGATCACAGCGCGTAATAACCATACCATTCGGTCAATGGCGCGGAACTATCCTTCCCTCCTCACAACACACCTTGACGGCGAGCCCTGCGACTTCTGGATATTTGACAACGTGCTAACCCTAAGATGGAGTCCACCATGACAGAGAAACGCCATCCGATCCTATGCGTTGACTTCGATGGAGTCATCAACTCGTACAAGTCCGGCTTCATCAAAGCCCACGTGATCCCAGACCCACCCGTGCCTGGTGCCCTTGCCTTCCTGAGAGAGTCGCTCAAGCACTTCGACACCAACATCTTCTCGAGCCGCACCCACCAGCCTGGAGGCCTGGAGGCGATGAAGGCTTACATCCACTACTACGCCGTCGATGAAAACCCGGCAGTCCTCTTGCAAGACGACCCGTGGATGAACCGGCTGAACTGGCCCATGCAGAAGCCACCTGCATTCGTCACGCTCGACGACAGGGGCTGGACCTTCAACGGCGCATTCCCCTCAATGGAGGAGTTGCTCGCCTTCAAACCGTGGTGGCAGAAATGATGCAGAAGGTGATCGTTGTCGAGAACATCGCTCGTGACAGCGACATCTACATCGATGCGGGGATGGCGCGGGTTGCCATCCCTTCGGTGCACAGGCCTGTCGGGAGGGCGGTGCAAGTCCTGTTCAAGGGCGAGCTGGCCGACTTCGATGCGGCAAGGAAGGAGCTGAAGAGGGCGAAGGGCAGCAGGGGGAAAGCAGGGACAGGTGGCCAACGCAGGTAGAACGCGCCTCAGCCAGCATCTTGCACAGAGGAGAGAACGGGTGCGACTTCCGAAGAAGGCGGAGAGGCGTACTGTGCTCGACCTCGAGTCGAACATGTGTCATTGGCCTGTGGGGACAGACAGTCAAGGCAGACACCTGTTTTGCTGCGAGACAGTCGAGGCGGCTGGTAGAGCGTACTGCACCATCCACGGGCAAATGGCCTACCAACCACTATACCAAAGGCGCCATCGATGACGATCCTTGTGACTGCCGACTGGCACCTCAACGACAATCCCCGCGACGAGTACCGGCATCAGTTCCAGCGCAAGCTCCGTGGTCTGGTTGAGGACAACCAGGCAACGACTGTCGTCATGCTGGGTGACCTGACAGAGGCAAAGGAGGGGCATAACGCCCACCTCGTCAACCGCATCATGAACCAGCTGGCCTTACTATCGAGGCTGGCGCACGTGATCATCCTCAAGGGCAATCACGACTACATCGATCCCGCATGCCCGTTCTTCGGTTTCGTGCACCACATGCCCAACATCGAATGGGTAGGGAAGCCGTGCGTACTCAAGATCGACGGCAAATACTATACGTTCCTTCCACACACAGACAACTACAAGGCTGATTGGCACCCATCCTTCTTCAAGGGTTCTACCGTATTCGCACACGCGACATTCAAGGGTGCTGTGTCGGAGAGCGGACGGGAACTCGATGGTATCCCGCGTGACGCCATCGTGAGTGGCCTACCCGTGATCGCTGGCGATGTGCACGTACCACAGACCATCGGCCATGTCACCTACGTTGGTTCACCCTACACCATCAAGTTTGGCGACGACTTCGTACCTCGTGTTCTGATCATCAAGAAGGGTAGGATCACATCAGTCCCGTGCCCTGGGCAGCAGAAGCGTCTGATCCGTGTAACCAGCCTCGACGAAGCCAAGAAGAAGATACAGTCCAAACCCAAGGACATCATGAAGGTTCAGATTGCCTGGGATGGCCAGCGCATTGAGGAATGGCGCACAGCCCGCCGTGACTTGCTCGAATGGTCACGCGCCCGCGGCATTGAACTGCATGGCGTCGAGGCCGTTGTCGATGCACCAGAGCGCGCCAAGAAGTATCAGGCTGGGCAAGCGCAACGAGATGACGAAATCATCGCCGCCTACTGCAAGGCGAACGATGTTAACCAGGTTCTGGAGAAGGTAGGGCAGAAGATAGCCAAGGGGTAGGTCGTGATCATACCGACGACGATCGACAAGGAAGTCAGGGAGAAGATGGAGAGTCTCTTCGAGTACCACATCACAACAACCACCTTCGCCGAGTTCCTTGCTCGCGTGTTCAGTGATGAGTCGCTGAATGCTGAGGGCTCCGACGCCGGCACCCTGTTCGTCGTCTGGACAGCCTTTGAAGTGGCCAAGGGGTATCGAGGCTGACCATGCGGCTCGACTTCGAGTCTCTCAGAATTGTCAACTTCGGGTCCTTCAAGGGCAAACACGAGATTGAGCTTGCTGGCCAGCACCCAGCGCTCAACTTCGTCCGTGGTCGCAACCTCCTTGACAAACGCCTTGGGAGCAACGGCGCCGGCAAGAGCACGCTGTGGAATGCGCTGTCCTGGTGCCTGACCGGCAAGACGACCCAAGGACTGCTTGGCCCTGATGTACGCCCGTGGTCGGGTGATGGACAGACAATCGTTGAGGTCGTGATCAAGGGCGACAAGAAGCGCAGCACCATCGTTAGGAAGGCGGGACCCAACTCGGTCACGCTTGATGGTTCTCCCGTACTCCAACCAGCAATCGATCGTCTACTTGGCATGTCGTTCGAGGTGTTTCGCCAAACCATTCTCCTTGGTCAGGGCAGACCACTGTTTCACGATCTACCGAACAGCGAGAAGCTCACGTTCCTGTCCGATGTGCTCGATCTCGAACGCTGGGACAAGTACTCGAAGAAGGCACAGGGACTTGCCGGCGCTATGGAGGAGGAGCGTCACGACTTCGAGTCCCGGTACAACGCCGATACAGCCATCGTCGCCAGTCTAAAAGACCAGATCGTCAAACAGGAACGAGAGTACGAGTCCTGGGAGAAGGACAGGCAGTCCAGCCTCAAGACCACGGAGAAGGAGTTTGACGCGCTCACCAAGTCCCTTGCAGCCCTCGACACCCGCTTGGGTGCGCTGACAGCTGAACACGACATGTCGGGTTATAACCTGGGGCTGCAGCAGGGCGACCTCGACAAGTTGGTCAAGGTGCAGCGGCTGGCCGAACGAGAGCTAGCCGAGGTCAAGGCCGGACACACAGCCCTGATGCGGCATCACGATGAGGCGAAGCAGAGACTAGAGGACCTTCTCAAAGCGCGCACCTGTCCGACCTGCGGGCAGCCAATCAAGAACCAGAAGGACTTCCTCAAGAACAAGGCCAGGGTCGAAGAACAGGTCACAAACTACTTCGACGACGCCGCCGACTTGGACATCGAGTATCACACCAACACCGTCGCCAAGGCCAAGAAGCAACTCGAGGAATGCGAGGCTCTGGTCAAGAGCCAGCAGAAAGACCTGGACAAGTTAGGGGCCGAGAAGGACCTCATAGCCCATAACCGAAACGAGGAAGCCGTGCGGCACAGCGTCGCCAAGGCTGAGGTAGAGCGCCTGTCCACTTCTGCCAACCCCCATCGCAAGCGCCTTGTCGATCTGAAGAAGTCCCGCGACGCAGCTGTGTCCGGGGCGAAGGAAGCAAAGGCCGAGATCGACAGGTTAGAGAAGCTCATTGACCGTCGCCTCTTCTGGGTCAAGTCCTTCAAGGACATTCGCCTCTTCGTGCTGGAAGATGTCCTGCACGAACTCGAGCTTGTGACCAACAGTATGCTGGACGCTGTGGGACTGACCGATTGGGAAGTCAGTTATGCGGTTGAGCGCGAGACCAAATCCGGCTCGATCAGAAAGGAGCTCCTAACCACGGTCACGAACCCCCGCAAGGAAGGTGAGGGTGTGAAGTGGTCGGCTTGGTCAGGAGGTGAAGGACAACGCCTCAGGCTGGTCGGCGCTCTCGCCCTCTCCGAGGTCCTCCTCGCGCGCGCTGGGGTCGAATGCAATATCGAGGTGCTTGACGAGCCCACCCGCCACCTGTCAACTGAGGGTGCGCTTGATCTCTGCGAGTTCCTGTCGGACAGGGCTCAACGTCTTGGCCGGACGATCTGGTTGGTGGATCACAAGGCGATGGAGTCGAGCTACTTCGACAAGGTGATCACGGTGACCAAGGGCAAGGCGGGGTCATCCCTCTCGCTCCGAAACGGAGGCGCAAATGAGTAAGTTCCTGCACTACACAGTCAAGGCAGCAAGCCTGCTCTTCTATGGTCTGTCCATCGCATTTGAACGACTGGCGGTCCTCTTCAACGGAGCGCATGATGTACTGGAAGCGGCAATCCGGCCAGCACCCCCACCACTGCCCAAGACGGGGACTACTACAATGGTTGCCGCGGAGGAGGGGGCTGCCACACCTCGGGCAGTTCTGAGCCCAGTCGGGGTTGTTGCTGGCACCAAGGTCACGGCACCCGATCCAACACGCCCCATCATTATCGGAGGCGGCAAGCCTAAGGAGTAGCTTGCCGGTTGCAGCCGCCTATCCTAGAAGGGGTGAGGCTACCAAATTGGGTAGCCGTGCAAGTGAGCCCCACACCATGTGGAAGAAAGTCAACCGGGCGCTCGAAAGATTGGAAGAGCGCCTAACTCGCATGGAGAAGCGTCTGATGACTGCCATCGACAATCTGCGCGCCCAGGTGGAGCGCAACAACTCCGTAACAGAGAGCGCCATCACCCTTCTGCAGGGCATCAAGACCCAGCTCGACAACGCCATCGCCAGCGGCGACCCGGCCGCCATCCAGGCGCTTTCCGACACCCTGGGAACCGAGACCGACAAGCTGGCCGCCGCCGTCGTTGCCAACACCCCGGCCGCGCCGACTCCCTGATCGACAATCGACGTTTCCTGCGCCGTGTAGTGGGGTGGCGCGGGGGAGATGCTAAGGGGCGGTACCCTGGGGCCGCCCCTATTTCTTACCCCTCAGCGGCGTTCCTAGGCGGCCTTCTGCCTATCGGTGGCCTCAGCCACCTTCTTGGCCATATCGTGAACGAACTGAGGCACCCACCAGCGCGAGGCGTCTGGGAACAAGACCCACTTGTAGACGATAGCCAGCGCGCCGACACAGAAGATGAACGTGACGGACGATACGACCACGGGTGTCATCGTAACTTCCCTGCCCAACGCCATATTAGACATGACGATGAACATCTGGGCCGACTGCAACGCCAACATCACCCAGGCGGAGAACAGCCAGAAGAACCGATAACGACTCTCGTACTGCATGAGAGATCGAAGTTCGGTATCGACGTCTTGGGGAGTCATGTCATCCTCCTCCGATCGCTCTGGCAAAATGCATGGCGGCGGGTCGAGGGGTTCGTCATCCGGCAATAGCCCCACAAGAACCCGCGAGCTGGGTTGTGTTGCAGCCATTTCATGCTCCTGTTCTCCCCCAAACCCCGGATCAAGATACCTGGTTACTTCCCCGAGCGTTCCAACCTATCGCGGATGACCGCCACGTCCTGTCTGATGTTGTACATCATGGTTGACAACTCAGAATTCGCCGATGACTGTCTCTGCATAGATAACTCAAGCGCCTGAATGCGCGTCTCGTGCTCCGAAATAGTCACACGATACGTAACATAACTGCCGGCAAGGATGCCAAGGAGCGAGAGGAGTGTCAGCACATTGCCGAGGCTGATCCGCTTGTCGAACGATATGGAATGCCCATCTGTCTTCTCAACGGTATCCACAGGCATCAGCCCAACCCCGTGCTAGTGCGTCACCCCCAAGGCAAATGATATTGGGTGACCACCCCCACCTCAAGCACCTCAATTCTGCTTGTCCCTGAGAGCCTGATCACGGAGCTTGTAGTAACGAAGCAGTAAAGCGTGCCTGTTGCGGCAGTCGTCGAGGAGATCCGCATCAGTGCCCCACTTATCCTCGATCTCCTGCTGCTCCAAGACCTTTCGAGGAAGTGCCTTGGGACGAGGGCACGGAGAAGTCGCCCACTTGGGCGGGTCCTTTAGGACAGGCTTGACAGCGACAGACGCTGGCGCTGGCTGATCGCCCTTGACGTTGCTGCTTAGCGCCGCGCAACCGGCGCTGATTGAGACGATCGACAGCGCTAAGATCGAGACCAGGACGCTTGGCATCCGGGTCCTTGGAAGCAGCGGCGCGGAGCTTGTCGTTCTCAACCTGGAGGGCCTTGGTGTCGGCATCGTACTTCTCCTTCCACTTGTCCACCTCTTTCAGGGCATCGTCATTCGCTCGCTCTTGCCTGCCGGTCTCTTTCTCTGCGACCTTCTTGTAGGCCGCCTGTAACTCCGCAATGCGCTTCTCGTACTCAGGAACGATCATCTCCTCTCTATCAATGCCACCCTTGAGGTAGCCCGCGACAACGAGCACAGCCGCAATGCCCAAGCGGGACATGGGCGAGTCCGACTGAGCGATGTAGGCACAGGCAACCAGCGCACCCGCGAAGACAGCCGCCGACTTCCAGTCCGTGACCTCGAACCAATAATTGAAGCCAAAACCAGCGAGCACACCCGCAAGCGCAACAGCGATGGGCCAAAACCTGAGTATCAATCCAACAAGGCCGGCGATCATTCCTTAGATGCTCCCATTCCAAGTTGCTTCGACACGGCGTCCAGTCCAAAGGCGAAGCCGGCGAATGTGATCACCATCGTGGTGATTGAGGAATACATGGGACCCCAGGCAGCCCCAATCGCCGTGATTGTCGCAGCATCGGTCGTGAAGATCGCAATCCTGGCGGTCATGATGGAAGTGATCAGCATCCAGAACGCAAGTAGCGCAACCGCAACCTCGCGCTTGAAGGTCCTTACCGACCATCCCCACCTGATCGCTTGCAGCATGACCCGCCTCTCAGCCGACGGCTGACCCTCCCGATGATATGGCAGCGAGCGCCTGTTGCTCCAATCGATCGGTGCGGCTGATCCAACCATTGCCAAAACGCCAGAATGTATTGAGCGAACGCAGGAACCTGCGCCTGCGTTCGATGTACGCCTTGATGAACTCCGGGAGGTCTTCAATCCCCGAAACAGCTGTCAGGCTCTTGGGGCCGATAACCCCATCGAGGTCCTCGTCCTTGAAACCAAGCTGCTTCTGCAAGTCAAGACCGGCGCGCTTGACCCCTGAGTTCACGGCGTAGTCAAATACGGGCTGATCGAGCCCAACCGGAAGCTGGTCGGCCTTGACCTTGTCCCAGTAGTTCTTCTTGTAGATCGACGCAACGTCGGCATCAGGGATGTGCCGCAAGGCTTCCTTCACCGCGACGAGATCCTTGATCCCAAGAAACTTGGCGTACTCCTTGAGGATGATGCCTTTGTTGGTTGGTCCGCCCGGATCGATTGGGTCATCGGTCCATCCGCCCTCGAACTCGAGAACTTGTGCAAGGCAGTAGTCGAAGCGCGCCGTCATCCTAACCCCCTGTTTTGACCAGAGCCATCTCACCGAGCTTCTGTAGGCCGGACTCCATGAGGGCCCTCTTCGTCTCATAGCCCTGAGACCCTTTGATTGCATCCACCGTGGACAACGCTTGCAGGCGCAGTTGCTCGCGCAGATCGGGACCCACAAACATTGACGCCTGACACGATCGAAATCTCTGCTGCACAGACTCAATCATCTCGTCGTCCGATATGATGACAGGCACCCGCTCGCTGAAGTTGACCCCATCGAACTCAAGACCCGGTTCCACATTCTCGTGGCCGTTATCACTGAGTTCAACGAGAGTGCCATCCGGGATATAGTCGGGTTGCGTGGCGGGGTCGTAGGTAATGACGTTTACCACCTTCCCGTCCTTGACGACCGCGTATCGCATGTTCCTCACCAACTGATTACAATGCACGTACCATCAGCGCCAGCGCCCGAGTTACCTGTGACAGAGCCACCGCCCCCACCCCCAGGTTGAGAACCGCTGGAAGCGCTCGCCGCACCTGTAGCACCAGCACCACCAACACCTCCAAAAAGAGATGAGCCGGCAGCACCAGCACCAGTCGAACCGCCTCCCCCGCCACCCCCACCGCCATAAATTGACGAGCCTCCCGAACCTCCATTCTGTGTCGCACCCCCTCCGCCAGCACCAGCACCACCAAAAACACTGTCACCACCAGCATCAGCAGTGGTAGCAGTCGTGCCAGCACCTCCTCCACCACCACCAGCGATATTACCACCAGCACCGTTGGTGCCGCCTGTGGTTGTTGCCTTACCCAGTGTCACAGCGGAAGCGCCTGCGTCCGAGATCAGGAGGGACTTGGGTGTACCACCATCTCCACCATCGTCGGTTGTGGATGACGATACACCAGCACCAGTCGAACCTCCTCCACCACCACCACCATTATTTGCAGCCGCACCAGAACCGCCACCGCCACCGAAGGCTGTGACATGCGATCCAAATGTGGTATTACCACCCGCTGCACCGTTGGTATCTGCGGTCGTGCGCGCCGCACCACCCGCACCAACCGATACACTAATGGTTGCGGCGAGAGAAGCGGCATTCATGACGCGTTCGACAAACGCCCCACCTCCCCCACCTCCCCCACCCCGGCCAGCCCGGGTCTTGCCGCCTGAGCCGCCAGCAGCCCAAGCCCTTATCCAAACAGACGGCTTGTCAGTTGGCTTCGTCCAGGTACCAGAGGCTGTGAATGTCTGAATGTCGGAAAATCCCGAACCGCCTCCCCCACCACCTGATGTGCTACTCGACAGAGAAATAACTACAAACGACGAACCATTGAAGATCAGGATGTACGTCGTGGAGGTGTTGAGCTGGCCGGCTGTGAGGGCATCCCCATTCTGGGCCACCAAGGGGAAGGCGCCCTGTCCATCGATATTGAGAGTGGCCGCGCCTGTATTCGCGAGCGCCGGCCGGAACCAAAAACCCATGCCCGCTTGCGGGGCTGTGTCAAGCGCTGGTGTAACGCTGCCCGTGATGACGTTTGCTGTACCGGCGATGGAACCAACAACGAGAACACCAGCTGCCCACAAGGCGCGTGTTTGGGCTGCAACGGCATCGGCGTACTCGCCCTGCCCAATGAGACCGCCTGATACGTTGGTTGGAGTCGGTGAGTCCCTGGTAGTGACCATCAGTACAGTTCCCCATCAACCAGTAGGCTCGCCACAACCTGGGTAGTCCGCAAGATCTGCGGGTCCCCCGTCGTCAACCCAGCGGCCACAGTGGCATTGACCGTGATCTGGTTGTTGAGACTCAGATCAGGGCTGTTCATCGCCAAGCTTGTGAGAGCATTGGCTGCCCCACCTGGGGAACGCAGTTCAAAATTGCCAACCACGTCCGCGACCACATTAACTGGTGGTATTGAAGCCAGCGGCGCGAAGAGCGGGATGACGATACGAGCTGAAACAGCCGAGTCGGCATAGCCCTGTCCGATGGTATTTGACGTACCTATCCCTTGGAGAACCTGTGTGTACCTGAACGCACGTTCTTGCTGGAATGACAAGGGCAGCCACTCAAACGTCGTAGCGGGTGCGATCTCGAACTGTACCCCCGTGATGTCAAACGTGGCGCCCAAGGTCTCGACGAGGTTGATGCTGCCATTGACGCCTCGTGGGTGAACACCCGTCTGCCACTGATTGGCTGTGTCGCTTCCCTGGGTCGTACCAATCCCGAGCGATACGCGCAGTGACAATGCTTTGCTACCGCTGGCTGTGAAATCGTAACCCAGCGGCGGCGCTGGTATCATAATGATACGTCTGTACCATGTATTGGCGGTCGGGATCGAAAACGTGAAGGGATAGGCATTCGTGTCGAGTGCATTACCAAAGGCGCCCGTATACACACCAGCCACGGATGCCCTGACCATGAACGACAGCGCCATCTGCAAACCAGATGACAGGCCCCAGTCCATATTGAGGATGTCGTCCTGAGGAAAGTTGTACCCAATGAAGTACCTATCGTTAGTGGGTACGGGTGTGATCTGACTGGTGATCGTTGCGCGCAGGTAGTCACTGAACCCTGGAGGTGGACTGCCTGTCGCCAACTGCTGCACATTGAAGCGAACCGTGGTGCCCACGCTATCGCCACTGAATGCAAGCCAGCGATCCAACGTGTAGGTAGTGGTCTTGTCCGTGAGCGTGGCAACAGAACCTCTGTGGCGCTGGTCAAGGCGCATATCACCATTGATGATCTTGTTCCGCATAAACTCCTCGTCAACTTTCAATGGCTCAGGGAACGGCCACAGCTGCGGCGCCTCATCCACAAAGGTCATGGCCGCCTGAAGATTGGCGGCTGGCTTGATCTCGTAGACTATCATGCGGCGCGCTTCGCGCAACAAACGCCCCGTGGTCACCAGACATTCGCGCTCAAACACGTCTGCATCAATACCCGTCAGGGGCGGCTCTGGCGTAAGGGTAAAACCGTCTTCCGACACAGAGGCCGGGAAGATGCGCAAGGTCCCGTCTTTCTGCCTGACACAGACCCCCACATCCTGAGAGAAGAACTCTGTAGGTGTAATGAAGAAGGCAGGGGAGTCATCCAGGAAGAAGGTATCGATGGGAAGAACGGTACCGTCAACGTCGAAGCTTGTGACCTCCCCACCATCCACCGTGACCCTCAAAATGCGCGTGAAGCCAGCGAATTGGTCAAGAGTATCATGTTGGACAACGACGAGATCGCCACGACGACAGACTAGCATCTCAACGTCAACGTCGCCGTAGTAGAATGTGAACCGATCTACAACCTGCTCCTGGTCGTAGAGCGCCTTGACCACGGCCTCTTCGAGCGTGACAAGACCATCGTACCTGATCTCCTCGAGTCGTCCTGCGTAGTCGAGCCCCAGACGAGGTACGACAATTGTGTGCTCATTGTAATCATCCGTGGCATCACTATACCGAACACGCAACCCATCAGGTCTGTGCCTGAGGAACGCCTTCTCCCACCTAAAGTTGTTCATATTGCGTGGTGTGAAGACCTGGGTGGGGACGATATTGGTGAAGTCCCTGTCCTGGGCTACGTCCCACACCTCGCTCTGGCGCGCCCGTGCGTATCCGCATGAGGCAACAGTATCCAGTATCCTGTCGATGTTCTCGCCACTGAATACGGCATTGCACTCAAACCCAAGGTCCAGGCAACGTTGGCGCCACTCAACGAGCACCTCGTCATCGACCATCGACTCAGAGATTCTGTTGTCATTGAGATCGCCCACCAGCACGTCACGATAGTGAGGCGCTGGATTGCTGGTGGCGTTCAAACCTGCCCACTCAGTACCATCCCAATCAGCCACGAGCCCTGAGGCGAGGATGCTCAAGGCATCAATACGACGACCACGCACCTTGACATAGACAGCTGCAAAGTCACCCGTGCGGGCAATGGGCGGCGAGTTCCACACACTCGCGGCGCGAGAGAGCTGGATATCCTCAGCAGCATTGGATTGCTTGAGTAGGATTACAGCACTACCTGCCAAGAGCGCATAACCAAATAGATCGTAGACACCATCAGTCAAGGCATCCGCTGGCGGGTCCGTGACCATATTGTACGTGGCATACGTAAACTTGTCGGCGATATAGATTTGGCTACGCTTGACCTCAACCTCAATCGGGCCCTTGTCGATCAGACCATTGAGGAAGAACTCAGCCCGCTCTTGGGTGATACGGATATTTCGCAAGCCCGTGGTATTGAAGTTGTCGGAGTCGAAGTACGTATCGCCTGCCCCTGCGTAGAAATGCGGGTCGGCCTGCCACCCACCTGATCCAACGGGGGTTACGGTTTGCGTTGGTACCGTGTAGTACGCAGACTTCCAACACTTCTGTGCGAGGGGAACAAAATTCGGGATGCCATTGGGCATTACCAGGTCTGAGTCCCAACGGAAGACCAGCATGCGAGAGAAGAGCGCGGAGCGACGTTCATGGATATGAACCTCTGGCATATTAAACCAGGTGTCCGTGCCGACAGCGCGCACGCGCACCCTGAATGCTACGCCATTAAACCACGTTGCATCAAAGCCTGTGTCGGTATAGAAGAGCCCCGCTGTGAATGTAAGCGTGACCCAAGCCTCATCAAAACCAACACCGCGCACCACAACAGACTGAGGCTGAGGCAAGCTACGCTGCGGGACAGTCTGATTGGTCAGGTTGTCCCGTGTCCCCTGCGTTGTCGTAGGATTGGTGATCCTATGAATGGACAACAGGATACCAGGGGTGATCGTCTTGCCATAGCGTTCAATCAGATCAGGTTGTGCCAACCGATAGGGGGAACGCCGTAGGGTGAACGAGTTGCCCGTAAACCCCGAGGCGCTACCGATGACAAACCGCGCCTCATCGACCCAACCGTTCCAGTCATTACTGATGACGTTCTGACCACGAGACCCGATGGCGAAACCGTTGCTGCATAGGGGGATCGAGCTGGCGAACGCCACATCCCCGCTTTGCTTGATGCTATCTACGTAAGCTCGAACAATCCCATCCTCGCGGGCAATCGCGTAGTGATGCCTTCCCGTGGTCACGTTGCTGGTTGTCGTAATGGTTGTAAAACCCACTCCATTGGAGATCAGAGTGTCGATGGTACCAGAGGAATTCAACCGGGTATAGAAGGCGGAGCCGGCTGCCGTTGCTCCACTATCCGTGTGCCCCATCAATTGGGCTTCAAGTCCGGCAGCACCATCATACTCAAACCAGAAGTCAATGGAGAAGTCCTCCGTGTCGATGAACATCGACGGGACACTGGGTGTCACCAACTGCCCATCCGAGCCACCAAAGAATGCAGCAGCAAGCCCGAACCACTTCGAGTCCTTGTCGATGAAAACCGCACCCGTGGCATTAAAGGCTAGATCTAGAGGTCCGCTGTCTGGAAACGACTGAGCGTCCTGACTACCATCAAGGTGAAGCATGAAGATGGTATTGTCGTCGATACCATTGTCCTCATCGGACAACTCGATTATCTGGTACTCAAGCTGATCGAGGTCGACATCATCCAGGAAGGCAGTACCTGTTTTGATCTGCTCCATGAAATGCGGGCCGGCAAGACCATACACAGCCTCCGACACCTCATCGTACTCTATCAAGTCGTTCAACGGTTGGCTGAGGAATGGAGGGAAGACGCGCATGGTGCCTATCACGCGTGGTACAGGTTCACCACGGCGGAGTACGTTGCCGGACAGGGCAGCTGCCTGCCCCTCGATCTCATTCGACGTCTTGGGCTGTGCAACGTTTGATGGCGGTTTGACGAAGGCGCCCAAGAGAAGCGAGCCAGCAATGGTCACGGCACCAGCCGCAATGGCAGCGCTCGTACTTCCGGCAGCGAATGCGCCCGCCCCAAAAAGCGCCTCGGACGTCGGTCCAGAAAGTGCGCCGGCTGAGATGACCGAGGCGATGACAAGGATGGCGATTGCACCTACGATCCTGAGTGCATCCTTTCCGCCACCGCCGCCACCCCTGATGGGCATGTGGAGAGTGACGAGGAGGTCTTCCCGTGACTTGGGGCGAACGAACGGCCACATCTCACGCGGGACCATCTCACCGTTGATGCAGAAGACCCCCTCTTGAAGGAAGCGGCGTGTATCGATGTCAGGAACCTGGGCGATGATCTCAGCGCACGTGAAGCCCTGAGGGAGGGCCATCGCATGGGGCTTACCTACGAACGGCTTGTCCCGCCACGCTACGTTGACCTTCTCACTGGGCAAGTACAGCATGCCGGTAGCACCCCACCAACCTGCGCTTGATCCTCGAGTTGCTCAACGGCACCTCGACGACAGCGTCCCTCATGTCGGTGTGCATAACATAGCCCGGCCGGGTCACAATGCCAGTATGGATGACCCCTCTCCGTGGAGTCCCTTCAATCGGCAGCCATCCTGTCATCACAACGACGTCGTAGACCTTCTCCGCGCCTGGGAAGGGGCTGATGGTAGCCCACGTCTGCCTCGGGTCTGACGTTCCGTTGAGGACAGCGAGCGCAATCGCGTGAAGCTCCTTGGGATCGATCTCGCCATAAACCTCAAGGTTGATCCCGAGCTGTTCCTCGAAGACCCTCCTCACCAAGCCCCAGCAATGCAGGTCGCTGCGGCCGATATATCCATTCGCCCATGTCATGGATCAAGACCCGGCAATCGGTCGGCTGTTGATCTGATCGCCGGCCACGGTTCATTGGTCATGTCAAATGACCCAAGCTCCCCCGTAACCTCCATGGCGTTGACACTGATGTTGTTGAATATCAAGTTGATTGCCTCGTACTCAACCGTAGGTGTCCCAAGCGGCGCCCGCACACCATTACTCAAAGCGCCGAAGTCAGCTGACGCGAGGACGGTGATCGTGAGAATAGGCGAGTCCGTCAGATTGAGGATGGCCTCACCAATCTGCCTATCCACGTTCTGAATTCTGATGCGGCCTGTTGGTATGCGGATCGAGTCATCCACCAACTCCACCTCAAACGGGAAGCCCACGTAGGTATCGCCGTTGTAGATATAGGAGACCGTGTCGTTGGCGACCCTGATTGGAGTCCTGAGTGTGGTATCTGAAATGGTCAAGAGGACAACGACAAACTCCTCTGACCTCGGCTCCTCGAGTTCACGCCTGAATGAGGATGAGATAGCACGTGGCATTTTACGAGGTCCGTGGTGTCAGGGCAGCAACCTTCTCAGGGTTCGGATTGTTTTTGATGGCATCCCCCACCTTCTCGCGGATCGCAGCCTGTACGGCCTCAGCCTCAGCCTTGGCCTTTGCCTCCAACTTCGTGTTGAAGAACAAGATGATTCTTGAAGCCTCCCTGTGACGGCAGTCCTCAAGTAGTGCATTCAACTCGGCAAAGTCCTGCTCTGACAGCACCAGCATTGGTCTCTCCTTCAAAAGGCTGGAATGTACCGGACGGTACCTGCGGAATTCTTTACCATGAACCACTCCTGCACCGTAGTCTGCGATCCCGTCGGACCGATATTTCCAAGGGTCTTGTTCACAGCACCATTGGCAGCGAACATGCCAGCTGTGCCGGCGCGCAACACACCCGTACCTTTGGGCACAAGCGCCAAGTCGATATTGGTGTCGGAGCCAGCTACCTCAAATGACGGCGCGACGCCTGTTGCGGTCACCCGCACCTGCGTCCAGTTTACACCACTGGCATTATCCAGGATGAAGAACATACTACGGGCGAAGCTGGCCGTGAAGAAGCCGAAGTTTGCATTGCCCTTATTGTTGAAGTTGATGCCGATGTTGGTATCAGCGCCGCGTGCCTGGATGAATGGCGAGCCTGTTGTTGCTGCGGCGTTCAGCTCAATTCCGTTGACATCATTAGCCACAACGTCGAAGCGATGAGGACCAACGGTAAGCGTAGTAAGCAACTGGCTCGTGGCATCACCATTAGCTATCGCCACAGTGGAAGCACCAATCACCGTGGTTTTGGTCGTCGAGTTCTCAATGCTATTATTCGCGATGACGTTGTTGTCAGCGCTGCCGGACTCGAGGATGCCGACAGCCATAATGTTCCCACCGCTGACACCTGAGATCGAATTGCCGGAGACCGTTGTGTAGCTGCCCGTCAGAACGACGCCATGGTAGGTATTATTGGCGCCAGTCCCCACCTCGTTGATCACGTTGCCGCTGATGGTGTTCCATTTGCAGTCCGTCTCTTGCTTGACCCCGTCCTGCACACAGTTGAGCATCTGATTCCCGCAGACACTCGCGCGCTCAGCGGAAGCCAGTCGGACATGGATGACATTCTCATCCAGATTATTACCGAAAATGCCGATCTCGGAATTGTTCTCGGCGAAGACGCCCGCCGAACCCGTCACTACTCGCTGGCCAGCTCCTCGGATCGAGTTTTCGCAGATGCGCGCGCCGAACCCGTTTGGCCCAAGATGAACGTTGTGTAGTCCTGGCGATTGCAGGACAGAACCAAGCACAGTTGGAAACGAGCTGATGCCAGAGCCCGTGCCATCGAACTTGACGTTAGAACCATAACCTTGCGTAAGGTAGCAGTTCAAGAGCGTCGGGAATTCCACAGCGTCGAAGCTGATGATAGCATCACCGCTCGCTTGATTGGCACGGTTGCCATCAAGGTAAAGGTTCTGAAACGCTACATTCGGTGTATAGGTCGTTCCGTCTCCAGACTTGAACATGTTGCTATTTGATCCATTGGCGAGGATCAAGATGCACGTACCAAAGCCATGGCACTTGAGCGTTATGCGACCGCGTGTGCTGAGGCCAATCTCGCTACTGATAAAAAATTGACCATCTGGGAACACCAGTGTATGCGGTGAGGAAAAGCCTGTAGGAATTGATGCAACTGCGGCCTGTACCACAGCAGTGATGTCAGTGTTGTTAGCGAGTGGTGTAACGCTGAAATCGGCGACGTTGACCTCGATCTCACGCACTTTGCTCTGCCAAGAGCGCGCCTGGGCCCCTGTACCAACCTGTATGAAGCCTGCCCAAACTACATCCGAGCCGTCACTCTGTAGATGATAGCCTGATGCCCCAAGCGGCAGGTTCTGCCATTGCGATAATGCACTACCACGGATAACGTCACCACGAGTAGGTGCTGACAACGTACCTAGGGTAGGCAAACCTCCTAGGTTACCCCTACCTGAAACACCCCCGCGCACCACGTAGGTCTGGTCATTTGCTTGAACTACGCCGTGGTCAAACAGCTCTGAGAGTTTCTCACCAGCATCAATTGCCACCTAACCCTCCAGGATAAGAGCTGTGCCGCTGCTGTCCTCAAGCATGAGCGCTTGGCTTGGTGGGAGATTGACCCTTCGAAGAGAGAACTGCAGGCGCCAATATCCTGGACTGACATCCCTCCAAGATGGCACCTGCATAAACTGATACTCCGTCGCATTGCCTGTGCGAGGATCGACCGCCGAGAAGTTCAAGACACCTGACTGCAGGTCACCCTCGTAGAAGTCAAGGAACGCGTTCAAGTCATCCGAACTGATGATCCGTTGGAACTCCACCCGTGTGCTGGGGAGGTACGTACGCCTGCGGCGCTTCGATGGACCAACCTCAACCGCGAAGTCCACAACATTGGGTTCGACAGACTCCTGCCATGTCCCGTGCTCAGCGAAGAACGTCAGGAGGGTGATTGGCCAAGGGATAGGATCGACGGTTGCCATGTGTCACCTCTGGATCGCTCGTTGCCTGATACCGAAGCGGGCGGCCATCGTCGGGTCAGCGTCTCCGCGACCAAACCGCTTCATAACTTCCGTGAAGACCTGCTCAATGATCGTTTCACCATTCGGACCGCGCCTCTCGTGTTGTTGGACATCCATGTCCTTGGACGAGTAGATATGGTTATTAACCTGGACCGCACCACCCGCGCCTCCCTGTCGCGCTCGCGCAGCTGGCGTAATGTCCACTCGCTCCCCAGGACCGAGCCCGAGGAGGAGTGACGGGCGATCAGCACCCCCAGAGCCCGGCACTGTGAACGAACCACCATGTTGAAATGTCGGTATAGCACCTGTAGCTGCACCAGCTGTTGCCGCACCACCTGCCGCTCCTACACCATACGCTGAACTCAGCATGGGGTTGACAATGCCCGTGATCGATTGGACCAAGGGCTTGATGACGTAGGCCTGCAATCCGATCCGGATCAGGTCGCGGATCATACTTTCCGCGAGCTGGTGGAAATTGAATTTACCAGTCGCCGCGAAGTCCGCGATAGAATTGCCAATGTCCGTGAAGACCGCTGTAGCAGCCTGCTCAACTGTTGCCGTCGCGCGCTGCAGTTCGCGCAGGAGACGAATTTTGTCTGTAAGCTGTTTGCGATCGTCATCCTCAAGCTCCTGGTGCCGGCGCTTCAACTGCAGCTCAACCCTGAGTATCTCTTGCTGAACCTGCCGCTCGTTGGTATTGTACTGGAGCAGTTTGGTCTGACCATCAATACGCTCATTCTCAAGTTGAAGGATGCCAGGTCTATCTGCTTCTGCAAGGCGCCGCTTCTCCTCGGTCAACTTTTGAACAGCCTGTCTGTACTGCGTTACCCGTGCGTCATCGTAGGCAAGACCCTCTCTCTGCGCGAACTGGCGGGCGGCAAGGTCAGCGCGGTTGATCGCATCCCTATAAACGCTCAACTCACCCGTGATCTTCTCCAGGTCCTGCTGCACCCTGAGGTTCTGCTGTGCTCGTTGACGACCAAAAGCATCCCCTCCTATGAGGGCGGCGTTGTCGGCATTCATTTGCAAAACAGCTTCGCGTTGGAGCTGGGCTTGTCTCAACTCTTCCTGATGCCGTCCAACCGCACCTGAAATCCCAATAGCAAATCCCTCCACACCCCCTTCCTTGATCTTCTTGTTGAGGGCGTCTATCGTCAAATTCAGTTGTACGATTTGTTCATCCAACGCCGCAACACGTTCTTGAATATCCTTGGGGAAGAAATTCTTATTTAGGTCTTCAACGACACCAGCAAGGTCTTGAGCGCCTTTTGCCGTACCAAGAAACCGCTCGATGACTCCACCAAGGTTGGTGAACAACTCAGCTGTCGCCTCAGACAGACGCCTATAACTACCAACCACACCTTGGTTCTGACTAGCCGCTGTGCCGCCAAGCTGTTGCTCAAGTAGATCGAGAACGGTTCCTTGAGCGCCAAGGGCATCATTGAACTTCTCAGCTTCTTCCAAGGACTCCTTCTGCTGATCGGTGAAACGAATACCAGCCGCCTGGAGCGTGTAGTAGGCTTCCGATGGCTTCTTCAACACCTCGTTGAGGGTTTGGACAGCCTGTGAAACACCTCCTGTCCGTGTCGCAAGGTCAGGCAGTATCTTAACGGCACGCTCGAGTGTGTCACCTGTGATCACACCTTCCCTACCAAGAGCAATGAACGCCTGGGTCAGCTCATTGATGGGTGCGCCGGTCGAACGACTGACCGTGCGAGAGATGCTCTCGATGTTCTCCTGGGTGACACCAAGACCATTATTGACCGCGGACAGGGAGTTGGTGAGGTTGTTCTCCTGCACCTGCAGCTGGCCAAACGAGGCAATCGCCTGGTTGGCTGCATAGGCGATGCCACCGAGACCACCAAGACCAATGAGCCCCGCGAGGGGTCCGAGCGCGCTTGAGGCAACTTGCTTGAAAGCGTTGACGGCTGTGTCCAGTCCCTTCATCGAGCTGAGGGACTCGTCGCCGCGCTTGCCTAAGTTACCAACCTCTGTGCCAAGTTTCTTGGTGGAGTCGGTCGCACCATCGAGCTGCTTCTGCGTCGTGGTGCCGAAGTCCTGGGCTTGCTTCTTGGCCTGGTCAAGACCCTTGGTGAAGTTGTCAAGGTTTGCGTTGACCCCTACCTCGACTGATCCGACTTGCTTGACCATGGGTCAGCTTGTCCTTCCCCGTACTCTTCCCACCAAACATAGCATCGAACGCGCTCGTTGTCAGGGGAGGTAGCTTCTTGGGGTCAGGAAAGGCGATAACACGCCCGCGCTGAGGGGGCGGCGCGGCTTGCGGGGTTGTATCGTCCAGCCACGGGTCGCGCCCGCGCTGGAAGCGTATGAGGCGGACACGACCCTCGTAGCCGGCAATGATTGCGTTGATGTCCGAGTAGAGCGTCTGGCGTTCGGACCACCCAAGCCACCCGAGCGCAATCTGCTCGAGTTCGTCGTACCATTCTTCTATGGTGACGCGGGGCGCATCGGAGGGTTTGCCTCGTCAGCTTCCTCCGAAACATCGCTGCCATTGGCAGGCATCGGCTTGCCGCCGCGCATCAGGCCAATGATGTAGGAGACGCACAGTTCGGCAAGACGGCCTGTATCCGATGTGATCCCCGTTCGGAAGATCGCCTCGCTCAGCTCATCACGCGCCTTGACGGTTGTGGGGAGACCCAAGCCAGCTTCCAGCACGTCAGTAATGGTATCGAAGTCCAGCTTCTCGATCTTGTCGATTGCCTGCCGCAAGCCACCGTGACGTTGCGAAATGCGCCGCATGGCGTAGATGGAGGGCTTGAGTTGCCTCTCCTCCTCAACGCCATCCTTGTTGGCCAACCTGATCTCGACGTTGCCTGATCCCACCGCCATCCAGCCACTCCAATTCGATGCGTACCTCAGCAAACCGCGGCTATCCCTTCCAGTACTGAAAATCAATACCTAGTTTATGGAACGGCGTCGACCCTCACGACGTTGCTGTTGATGCCAATCCGGCCAGCGCGCTTGACCACATTGTTCGCCGTGTCCAACTGCTCGCGCGCGGTCATCACCTTGCCGATCATGAACCGCTGGCTTGGTGTGCCGGCTTCCGCCGCATCATTGAAGTCCACCCGGAAGGCGAAGTCGTGAGGTGTTGCTTCCGCGGCAAGGAGGGCGGTCTGACCAGCGTCCGTGTGATCGACGCCCATGACCAGGTCCAGGTTGCCAGCGTTCCTGATGCCCTTCAACTTCTGGGTTCGGCCCTCGCCGATTGCGTCGAAGGTAATCTCGGCCGACTCATCACCAAACTGTCCGATGCTCTCCAGCCATCTGATCTCAACCCAGGACTGGCCATCGAAGTCGGCCGCTACGAAGTCTGAACTCTGGGGATCAAGGGACTGGCCGATGAAGACCTTTGACCCAGCGGTTGCGAAGATGCCGGACATGTCTTAAACCCCGTGGTGTTAGTCCGCCCAATGTTAAGGGAGTAGGCACAAGCTGCCCAGCCCCAGCTCACAGCACCCGCCCCTGTTGTTGCGCACAGAAGGCGCGACAGATAGCGATCTGATCGTCGGTCATGAGTCCCGGTCGGACGATTCCCGTGTAAAAGCGGGCATTGAAGAGGCTGGAGTTGCCCAAGAACGCCGCCAATACACCAATACCGTCATAAGCACCCGCACCTGCATCGCCCATCTGATACGCTGCGTTGTCAAGGGTGATGCGACTGGAGGCGCCATTGAAGGTCGCAGTGACAACATAATCAGTACCAACCACCTCACTTGCAGGTCCAGATGACAAGAGGCCACCTGCAAATGCGAAGATGTCCCCCACCTCCTGTTGTCGAGAGTAGAGGCCTGTAGCACTGGGACTGGCCACCAACGCGACCGTGGTTCCCTGTACCGACAACGCTCGATACGCCATGACCATCTCAAAGGGCTGAGGTATGGCAGCAAATGCAACCGAAGCCATGAACTGCCCGGCACCATCACCCTCGATCCAATTCAAACTACCATCGGTTTGGTAAAATGGTCTGCGACCAGACACAGGCTGGAGTGCAGGATTGTTCCCGGTGCCAAGATCGGCCATGTAGCCAACTGCACCTCCTGGATTGACGACACCCACACCACCTGTGTCAGGACCAAGGTAGGGTGGTTCTCCGACGTAGAACGTGTAGGGCGAGAGAGCCAAGACCTCGGCCAACAGATCAACTGGCGGAACAGCTGCAGGCGCCAACTGCGCGAGACGAACAGTGAGGTTGACAGTCCTGGTGGTGATCTCGCCTGTGCTAACGATGTCCACAGGACCCATGCACCTCTGATCGATCGTAGTCCATTCCGGAATTGTCACGTTGCGCTTGCGGTGGAACAGCTTCCGAACCTCGAAGGCGATGTCACTGATATTACGGTATTGCGTAGGAGGTAGGTCGTTGCGCCCGTGCACAGCGACCTGATAGCTCACAATCGGTCTGTAATCATCGACACCATCCTCACTCTGCTGACTAAGGTTCCTCGAGATGGTAATGATTGGATATTTGATGGCATCAGGTACAGGCAACCGTGTGAAGACAGCCGGCGCTCCTTGATAGACAGACAGCAACGCCGTGATCACTGGGTCCGCAAGGATCAGTTCGCGCATCTTGGCGGCAAGGTCTGGATCAGTCGTCAAGTAATGCCACCCGTATGCTTAGTTGCACAACCCTACCCGTGATTTTGTCCTCTTCAACCTCAACTGCGATTGGCACCTCAGCTTGAATGTCTGTCAGAGTCCAACCTGTAGGTAAGGTGAGGGAGAACCGTTGGCGATTGAACAACCTACGAACGGATTGGGCAATCACATCGACCTGTCGATAGTTTGCGGGCAGCTCATTGCTGTGGTAGACCGCGACATCCCGGTGGATGATTGGTCTGAAGTCCCTGATCCCATCTTCCTCACCCAAACTGATGTCCTGCGATACTATAACCAGCGGCAGTGGCACATCATTGGGAACAGGGCGTCTTGTGAAGATCGGGAAACTACCTAGGTAAGCCGGCAACTGACCCGTGATCTCAGCGTCGGCAATCAACGCGTCTCTGATCGATTGTGTCAGGTCAGGTGCCATGCCACGAGCACGCTACTCCAATTCGACCTCAACCTCATCACCAACGATATCCTCGATCGTATCCTTCATGCTGTCCAGTGCCGCTCGCATATACGGCCGTGGTGCCATCTTGGTCGTGCCAAACTCGAGCAGCTCTGCGTAGGCATCGTTGCTCACAACGGTAGCGCTCATGATCGAAGGGTCAACCTCGACCGTGATATTTCGCACAAGATTGCCGGTATCGCTAGCTGGGGCTTCACCTGGTGCCGATGCCTGATGGGTCACCCCACGACGCTGATACAGACGCCCTGTCTTGGGCGTCTGTTGAATGAGTCTCAGGACTTCGTTTCGGACTTCGTTGGCCGCCTTGAGAACGCCAGCGAAGGCACCGCGCTGAACGCCCGCAATTGCCTCCTCAGGCGTCCAAGTGATACGAACGGCCATAGGGGTACCTGGGGGCTCCGTTTCCCGCCCCAGCGGCGTTCCTAGGCGGGCCTAGGGCAGGATCGACATGACCCCGACGAGTGCAAAGGCGTTGTTCATGCGGAAGGCGAGCTGGGCACGCCATTCTGGCGGGGTGGCGGGGTGTACGCGTATCTGGAGCAGCTCGCGATAGGCCGCCGCCTGCCGGGACGCCGTGGCAGAAGCCAGTGCGCTGTCGATCTCCTGCACATCAGCAAGGTAGTTTGGGTATGTATACGCACCAGAGGTTGACAGGCGCATGATCTCCTCCTCAGATTGGTGTCTGGGCAACACCATAGCGTCGTGCTGCCTTACGGACCGCGAAGCGAGCCCACATAGGCGCGCGGGTGTCCAGGTTGGTGCCGTAGCGCTGAGAGAGCTTGTTCGCCAGGTAGAAGACCCACGTCGGATGAACGTTGATCTGGAACGTCGTTCCGAAGACCGTGACGAAGATCATGATGGGTCCTCAATCTCGAAGCACTGCAGCTCAATATGAGCGTTGGCGGGGTCAACGGCAAGAACTGAACGTACCTGATGCCACTTGGGTTGCCCTGTCGAGTCGCGAATGCGCACCTTGTCATCAACAGCCGGCACGATGTCGATCAAGCCTGAGATGATGAGAATACGAACGTCCGTGACAGGAATGCCAGCCTGGACTGCGAAGCGGCGGTTGAAGTTGTCCCTGATCCCCTCGAATGGGAAGTCGGTGAAACCCGTTGTAATCGGATCGCCGTTACTGTCGACCCCTGAGACGAGTTCGCGTCGGACGACTCCCTTGACCAGCTGGTTCTTGAACCCCTTCGCGATCTCGCGGCGGATCAGGTTGTTGACCCCCTCCAAAGACGACGCCATCGCCTGTCTCCGTGGCCAGTGCTGGTCGTAGGATGCCTTGCTTGATCTCCTCCCACAGGAGCTTCGCCTTCTTGACCAAACCCTCGAGTGTCGTCCTGGGGTGAGCAATGACGTTGCGCTCATGCATCCACGTGCGGAGTTCGTCCTCACTCATCGACGCGAAGATCGGCCGGCCGTCGTTCTCATCCTCAGCAACGACCTCTGGCGGTAGCATTCGGAGGTAGCGGCTGTCGTAGAGCTGACGCAACCGCCTCGGATTGCTCTTGTCGGTAAAAGGCTGGCCCCCCGTGATGGCAATACCAGCCCAACGAAAATCCTTGTTGGCGACGAAAGACCGGGTTGCATCAAATGTCTCTCGTCGCCCCATAACTTCCCTCCAAACTCTCGATAGTTAAGGTATCACATGTTTGATGGTGGTCGTGCCTAAGCCACAGTGCTGATACCCAGTGAACTCTTGCCGGCCACCATCAATAGTTTACGATACCGTGGAGAAGGCCGCCTGGTTGAAGAACACAGCGAGGTCGGCCGCGACCTGGCGAAGGTCCCATGCCATGCGGTTCTGGAAGTAGTCGCTGTGAGCGCGATCGTCGCGGCCACGCTCGATGACTCCACCGATGGCGTTCGTCTCGCCCGGGATCAGACCGGTCCAGGCGAAGTTCGCGATAGCCGTCGGCGAGTCCAACGCCGGGTTGGGGTCGATGTAGGCCAACAACGCCGAGTTCTCGTCAAGGATGAACTCGAAGTCATCGACCGCACCTTCCGCCGCCGCGTTGTAGACCGACCGCGCCGTGATCACATTGTCCACCTCGAACAGCGTCGCCAGGATGTCGTCGTCGGCGATGCCGGTCTGGGTGTACTTGATGCGATCGGAAATGTCCGGGTGCGTTCTGAGCGCGCGCTTGACTGCAGCACCGAGCACTAGACAGTTCGGCATGAAGCCTGTCTTGCGGGCGATGACATCCTTGTACTGGTCAATGACCTCGATGGGAGTCGACTGGGCATCATTCCAGTTCAGGAACTCATTCGGCGCGTCGGCCTGGGTGTTGACGCCTTGCGCTTCCGTCGTCCACACACCCGTGGTGAAGAAGCGCTGTCCCCAAACCCGGTCTTGCTTGATCAACTGCTTCTGGGTGAGAAGCGTCGTGGCGTTCTCGTCCAGCCGGATAGGCTCATCGGCGTTGGCGCGCTGGCGGTCGTCGACCACGTGCTCCAAGCCGTACTCGACCGCCGAGTAGTTGCCCTCGGAAATCTTGTAACCAACCTGCTGAGGCCGCCCGCCGAGTGGCCTGGGCTGTGCCTCATCGCGCCAGAAGTAGCCGCGCTCGTAGACCACGTACAGGTCGGTCTGCTTCATGACCGGTACGATGGAGGTGGCGCGTTGGGCGACGAAGTTGCGCTGGTCCTGCACGTACATGACCGAGTAGTTGGTCAGGTAGCGGTCGACGTGAAGCGCGCCCTCGATGTTTGTCGCAGTCGGAGAGTCCTTGCGGAAGTCCGTGCGATAGTGCTTGTATAGGCGTCTGTCGCTCATAGTTGTACCCCGTGTTTACGCCTATACCAGGCGCCTCCTTCCCGTCAGCCCGAGACCAGCGCTACCGCTGTGATGACGCCAGCCGCGCTTGCCCCGTCAAGGGACACACCAGCGGCCTTCCCCGCCGCCAACGTGATAGCAGCGCCATTCCCATCACTCTGAACCTGGGCCCCTGCCGTGATCGCCGCGCCCGCAACCACCTTGGCGATGCCGCCGAACTGAATGGAGACGGGGCCGGCGGAAGCGGCTACCTCGAAGACCGTACCGAGCACCTTGTCGCCGCTGCCGCAAAGGACAGCCAACTTCGATGAGTTGATCTTGACGAAGCGGTTCAGCCCAGCGGACAGGTCTGCGCCGGCTTCCACGGCATACGTCAGACCCTCCACCAATTTGAAGATTGCCATCTGAGTTATATCCCTACTTGGTGATTATTGCCCCGTGGTTGCTCGTCGCTCAATCAGCCTTGGCCGACCTGGTAAGCCTCGAAGCCTTCCGGGTCCTCGCGCCGCGCCTTCTGCATCGCCTCGGTGTTGCTGCAGTTGTCGCGCGACTTGATCGTAGCCACCCGCTTCTGGAACGAGGTGCCGCCGCCAGCCTTCGAGAGCCCCGCCTGGTGACCGTAGGTCTTGAAGGCTGTGCCGGCCGAACGATCTCCCGACTTCAGCATCTTCGACAGGAGCAGGCGCTCGTCCTGGTCGAGGTACTCCGCCAGGTTCTTGAGAAGGTGAGCCTTCTCCTCAACCGTACCGGGCAGGTGACCAAGCTCCTCCTCGGCAACCTTGGCAAACTCGAGCAACTCGCGGGTGGTGCGCTCATCGTCCAGCGCCTTGGCAACCCGCTCGGTCTCATCTGCCTGGGCCTTGAGAAGCTCGAAGAGGTCATGGCCGACGTCCGACTTGCGGATCATGCGGTCGCCGATCTCGAGAGTCTCGTCCTGGAGGCGGGTGCGCTTGCCCATATGGCCCGTGCCGCCAATGGGGGTGGCCGAACCAGCGGCGATCTTGTCCTCCTCCTCCCCTTCGGTCGTAACGAAGCCCTCGCGAACCGTGGTCTTCTTCTTGCCCTTACCCTTGCCGCCGCCCGTCTCGCTGTCGTAGGCTGCCTTGCCCATATCGTCACCTTCATCGAGCTGATCCGCGTTGTCCTGGGTCACCTCCTGCCGAACGTCGGGAGCGTCCTCGGGATCGTCGCCGTCGTCCTCGGTAATGGTGATCTGCGGACCCTTCTTCTTGTTGGTGCGGCCGAACAGCGCGGCAAGCCGACCGGCGATGTCGTCCTCGCTTCCAGAGTCCGAGCCGGGCTTCTTGGCCTTGAAGAGGGTGGTGCCATCGTCGGAGTCGTCGGACTCGTTACCGTCGTCGTCGAACTTCTCGATCTCGTCGTCATCCTCGCGCCGCTGGCGCTTGCTGAGGACAGAATCCAGCTTGCTGTTCAACGAGTCCATCTTCTTCCTGAGCTGCCCAAGATTCATTTCATCGCTCCTACTACCCAGACTCTTCCGGATGTATCCCTCAATTCCCGGTAGCTCGTCCTTGGCCACCTGGAGGAAGTCGCTGGCTGACCTCCTCAACATAACCAACCTGTCCGTGCCCCCAAGATTAGGGTCATCGAGAATTGAACGCAAGGATGTATCCAAGGCCTTGAGGTACATTCTGGCCTTGTCACCATCCGAACCATCGGACTTGGCAAGGGAGTTTGCCAGCCCGGGCTCGATCAAAAAGCCCTGGATGAACCTATCCAAACGATCATCCCGTTTCATGATCGCCGCGGTTGCACCAGCCTGTGCCGGGCGGTCAACCATCGACAACTCGTCGATCTTAAACGACTTCATGCGTCGCTTACGAGACATGTCCGTGGGGCTCATCATCGACATGCGAGCCGAACCAGCGCTCGCATCACCTATCCCGCCCATTGATGCGGCCTTCCCAAGCGCGCGATCGATTTGAGCCACCACGTTTTGTCTTCCTCTACCACCCGGCTTGCGCATGCTCGGTACTCGCTCTGCGTGCGCTCGAAGGCGCCCCAATGCTTCTTTGTCCTTGGCGGCAAGCGCACGATCCAACGCGCGGTAGTGGTGCGTACCCCACTCAGACGCACCTCGTCGCGGCTGAAACTTGCCGCCTCCATCATGGTATGGGTTAAACTTTCTCATAGTTAAGGTATCTTACACCCGATGGTGGTCGTGCCTTCATAGTTGTGCTAAGACCCAGTGATACCATGCCGACCACCATCACCCTTCGACAGGCTCATCGATGAGCCGGTTACCCCCGATGCTAAACCCAGTGAACTCGCCAGACCTGAACCGCTCAAGCATGCGAGGATCGTCTGGCTTCACCCCGATCATAAGTCCTGTTCTCGAACCGCCAAGCCCCATAGCCTTGGAAATATCATCCGTGACAGGCCAAGCGTAAACTACCTCCCCCACGCGCTTGCCCTTATGCATGACTTTCAAGTCTCGTTTCGACATCATGAAATCCATCGACGCCCTCAACATAGCGTCTTGAGGGATGTGGTCACCTTGCGAGTCGAAGTACGGATCACCCTTCTCATCGCAGACGATAGCCCACCCGAACACCAGACCTAGTGGGTCGTTGGGGCCTGGGTTGCCGTGGTTGGGCGTCATCTTAGCGAGCGCTTGGGTGAATGTCATCGCTTTCAACAGACGCTTCTTGGAACCGCGCAGTCGATCTTCAAGGTCGTTGATGTCAGAACGCGTCCTCTGGCGTGATGCCTCCAGTTGCTTGACGCGCTGATCGTACAACTGGTACTCAGCGTCGAAGCGACGGTAGCGGCGGTCCCAATAATCTTCTGTACCCGGACCAGATGCCGCACCATAGAGGTAGTACGCATCTTCACGATTGGCAAACGCCTTGTCACGAAGGACCGTTGCTTCGCTGAGCTGAGCGTCGAAACGATCGTACTGCTCGTACAACGAGTCGAGCCGCTTACGATCCCGTGCATCCATGCCAGAGGTCTGAGGCCGCTCGACCGGCGCCTCCTCCTTCGGCTTGACTTCCTCAGGCGCTTGCTCGGTTGGCTTCTCTACTGGCTTCTCAGCCTGGGGTTTGGCGCGCGGCTTCCGTAGTTTGGGAGGAGGCGCCTTCTCCTTCGGCTTCTCCTTGGCCTTGGGTTTTGGTGCCGGCTTGGGTTTCGACTTCGGCTTGGCAGCAGGTTTTGCAGCGGGCTTCTTGCTAGGGGCCTTCGCCTTCATCTTACCCTTACCACCAGCTGATCCCTTGGGCTTGCCGGCGCCAGCGCCGCGACCTGTAGTCCAACGACCCTTGGAGTCCCGTGTCTGGTTCTCGTCGAACTCCGGGTAGCCCTTACCCAGGATGGGGCCGACGTTGAAGAGGTCCTCACTCATCTCAAAAATGCCCCCGAACCGCAAACAGATCAACCTCAGCCTTCCCGAGCGAGCGACCAGACGTCCTGCGCATTATGGGAAGGCCAGTCACCATACCTTGGATCCAGTCCCAATTCGCACTCCCCGCTGTTCGCTTCGAATGCATGGCACTCAGCTTCGCCATAGCCCGCGTCATCTCCGTGCGTTGGGCCTTGAGGTCCCCCAACCTCTTGTAGGAATTGCGGTAGGCTTGCGAATTGCGCTTGAACTGAGTCATGCGCGCTTGCAGGTTACGAATGTTGCGAGCGACCTTGTCGCGCTCCTTCTTGGTTTTGGTATAAGCGGCGCGGATGGATTTGAGAGACGGCTGCTTGGTCTTCTTACCCCGTGCTCGGCCCTCACTTACCCCACCACCCGCGCCGCCACCCCCTGACCAACGACCGTCTGAACCACGAGACTGGTCTGGATTATATTCAGGGTAGCCCTTCCAAAGTCCTCTATCCATGAGCCGGCGCCGCTTCTTACGCCCGCTCACATGCAACCGACCCTCAATCGAGGTTGACTCCGGCGATCCTGGAGAGCCTGGGGCTGCGACCTTTTGCTGCTGAGTGGTCCACGAAGAGTAACTCAGCGAGGCGCCAGCCTTCTTAATCTTCTTGCCGCGAGCGGACCAGCGTCCGCCGCCCTTGGGGCGCTTGTAGGAGTGGCTTACAGCGCCCCACGCCTGTCTGTGGGCACTCTCGTCGCTGGCGCCGCCACTGATGGCTGAGTTGACGACGTTGCGGAAGATGTCTTGGGCGTGACCCGGAAGGGTATGCGTGACAGGCTTAGGTAGTTGATCGTTCCGATCGTAGGGCATCAAAAACCCCTCGAGTCATAACCCGTGGGGTCAATCCTAGTGCAGGCAGAAAAAAGGTACAAGTGCGTTCACACCTGTACCTTGCAGTTACCGGGCTAAGGAGGGCCAAGCCCAGGGGAGTCGATCAGTTTGATCAGTTGATCTTGATGTTGATGCGCGCCATCACGGTGCTGCTCGTGACACCGAAGTTGTCGCCGAAGTCTGTGTACTTGTACTCCGCGCCCCAAGTCACGTGGTTGACCAGAGGCTTCTCGAAGCCAGCGAGGACCGCCCACCCATCGGATGTGGTATCGAACGCTTCGGCACGAACCCAAGCTGCCCCGAGGTAGAGCATGAGGTCATCGGGGAAGACCAGACCGGCGCGACCACCCAAGCTGTAGATGTTGTCGATACCACCTGTGCCAATCAAGAACTGGGGGCTCCAGGTTCCAAATGCGCCCAACAAGAGCGCGCCGTTGCCGAAGCGATAGTCGTAACCGGCCTTGAGTTCACCAAGGAAGAAGTCACTGCTGCCGGCGCAGTCATCGCGCACGACTGCAAATGCTGGAAGAGGTCCGTATGGCAGTTCGACAGGGCTCGCTCCACAATTCGTGTTGAGCCAAGTGTAGCCAACGCCGCCGCCGACATAGAGGCCGGTCCAGTTGAAGGTCGTGTCGGATGCTTGAGGGGGAACAATGGTAGCCGAGCGCGGCCGATAGGTATTGGGCAGCCCATCCGCGTATACAGCGCTGGCGCACATGAGCGCGATCAGCGCGACGATCCATCTCTTCATGACTTGTCTCGCCTTGAGGGTTCCTACGTAACCGACTGTATCATGCACTTACCCGTGCGCCTATTGCAGGCGCGCAACAGTCAACGATTGATGCGGCGCCTCCACTCATCGCCCTCGATATGGATGCTGGACCCGACCTGGGTGCTCTTCTTGTTGAAGGTGTCGGTCACAGCCATACCAAGGTTGATGCCGGCTTGCCCCGCCAGAATGTCGAGGTAGGTCACGACGTCGGCGAACTCCTGGATCAGCAAGGGCCTGGCTTCCTCGAGTGTCATGTCGCCACGCCTGATCTTCTTGCAGACGTTGGCTGCTTCGCCCAACTCACCGAGGCAAGCGGTCATCCAATCGTTCAGAGACCAGTCCGAACCGTCGGGCTTGGAATGTGCCGGCTCGCCCTTGTTGTTCTTGAACTCAGGGAGGCGCGCTGTGTTCGCCTCACGTAGCGTGTTGAAGCTAAGTCCATTGGTACCGTAGCCCATCAACCCTTCTCCTTCTTCTCCAACTCCTCAATCATTGTCTGGCGGCGTTCGCCGTGCCAGCCCTCCTTGTCCTCCAAATAGTCAGCAAGCGCCATACCCATACGCTTGGCGTCCTTGATGAAGTCATCGCGTCTGAGTTGCCGACACTTCAGGACTTCCACAGCCGAGTCGACCGTCGTAGTACCAAATGTCGAACGTGACAGTGGTGGAATGTTGCCATCGCCGTATTCCATCCACTCCTTGGCAGAGTCGATCTCGATGGCGCGGCGGGCGAAGACGTGACCATGGTCGTCCCGGAAGGTCATCTCGAGGAAGAAACGTCGAGTCTGGTATTTGCTCATAATGGTTTGAACTTCCTCACTGCATCGATAGGGGAGGAGCAATCCTTCAAGACGCGCCTGGTGCGCCGCTGGCGCTCTTCCTCCTCCAATCGAGCCTGCATTCGTTGCTGCTCAGCCTTCTGCCGACCGAACCGCGGCGCGGTACCGCTGATACCATGCTTACGACTGCCCATGCCCCCACGAGCCTGTTGCACCTACCTAGCCCTCCAATTCTCTGCCTGGGGCATACTACCTGCTCCTGCAACTGTCGGCAGGGATGCCCAGCTTCTCGCAGATGCGACCGCGGGCGCTATCGCAACCCGGTGAGCAGCTGACGAGAAAGCCGAAGATGGAAAACACTATGATTGCCTTCATGATCCTGCCCTTTCGCTCCGATCCAAACCCATTCAGGCCCGTCCGATCCTGTACCCTTACAATACCTTAACTATCGCATCCAGGTCCAGCCTTGTAGGCATCCTTGATGTCACCAGAGCGCGCGTAGCCTGTGAACTCCTTCCAGGACTTCCAGCCATTGGGGCAATGAAAACCCCACTCTCTGACCCGTGGTCCAATAATGAAGAGGCTCCAAACCGGGCTAGCACCAACTTCCAACCTATGAGCCATCTTACCAGACCTGATGACTACACTCCCCTGGGCCCTGACGATGGACTTGGAAGGACCGGCTGGGTTGCTTGGGTCGACCGGAACATGCTCAATATAGTTGCCGACAAGGAGAATGGAGATGTTCCACCACGGGTGATCATGCAAGGCGCGGTTGTCGTCGCTCTTCTTGATGCGGTGAAGATAGGCCGCGATGCGAAGTCCCAAGCGATCCCGATCCTCCTTGTCCTTGACGTGTGGATAGCGAAGCCACCAGCGGTCCATGTAACCTGGACCAATGTCAACATCAGGTACACCCAGGATTGCCGGGAGTACATAGCGCTTCACCAGATAGCGCCGAACAAGCTCTGGTATCCTCATCTCATCCATTCTCCCCGAGGTAGTCGTCGACCTCTTGTTGTGAACTAAGTATTTGATACGCGGTTGTGCAGCGACAATTGATCACTTCTTCGGGTGGTGCACTGGAATCACCAGGATGCATCAATTGCGCGCCGGACTCTGAGTCGAATGGCTCATCGATCTGACGCGCCTGACCATCAAGACCACGATGGGTGTCGCGTGTGCGAGAATCGTTGGTAGCCGACCATTGCTTGACCACAAACGCCCTGTCGATGCCAGCCTGGTCGATGGCGTCGTCCATCGAGTTGGCGCGTACCTGCTCCGTAACCCGCAGCGACTCTGTGCGCGCAATCGTCTCAGCCCTGAGGTCCAGGAGTCGATCACGATAGCGCTCGACCATGTTGTCGATCGTGTCCTGGTCGATGAAGTCATTCTGATCGATGGCGTTCTCAACCGTGCTATCGAAGCGCCTGTCGCGTAGCTGACGATTGAGTGCCTGCGTGCTTGTGTTGTCCAAGAGGTTGCGGTAGCTGTCCACCATACCCTGCTGGTGGGGTGTCAACCCAATGACATCCGACAGGGCGCGAGCGGTCTCAATTGGGTTCTGCCCTTCCTCTGCAGCGTCCGTGAGTATCTCCAAAACCTGATCCTGCTGCTCAGCTGTCAATCCCTCAATGTTGTCGAGGAGACTGGCGAACATCTCATCGACGACCTCAGATGGAGGTGGCTTGAAGCCAACGCCCACACTCGCCTTGCTGATACGCCCAGCAATCGAGTCGAGTTCGTGCGCCCAAATGATGGGTCCCATACCGCGGATGGCCTTCCTGAAATCATTGAAGTGCCCCGCCAGCAACTCGCCCGAGGTCAGCACGTCGCCACTACACAAAGACCAGGCGTCTTTCCTGATCGAATGCATGCAGTACAGAAAGTGCGACTTGATGTGCTGAGCACACTTCTCGAGTGTGCCCTCAACGCGGATCAACTCCTCAGGCGGCGCCCTTCGACCTCTCTTGAGGAGGCGCTTGACCGGCGGTCCTGTGTGGAAGTTCCGAAAGCCATTCGCTCGTAGGAGCACCAAATATCTCCTTCGTCCAACCGGACATGGATCTTACGCGATCCTTGTATTCCCCGTGGTACTCTGTCCACACCTTGCGATAGTACATCGCTTCTGGCCAGCCCTTCTTCTTCGGCCTCGAGAAGTGCTTCTGTACCGGGTCCATCGGGATGCCCGCCAGCACACACCTGTCAGCCACGATGCAGGCAACGACCATCCCCATGAAACCTGAGGAGCCACCTCGATGCGGAACTGTCCTGAACTCAATCCCGAGCTTGGGTCGGATTGCGATCTTGTCGTAAGTCCAGATGAACAACGGATCAACCAGACCCCTGTCACGCCGCATCTTCAGTTCCTTGGGGAGGCGTTCTGGATGGTACGTGACCCAATGATCGATATGCGGGTAAGTTATCCCGATGTCCTTAACCGCAACCACAATATCTGGTTTGAAGAGAGCAAGTGCCGCTTCCATATCTCGATGGAGGCACTCAGCACCACCCAGAACCAAGGCAATCGTCATGTTGGACCACCCGCATTGAACAGCTTGCGCGACCAAGGGCCGCTCGCATGCTGGGTCGTAGGCGTCAGGCGCCTCGTCCAACTCTCACCAGACCCGAAGTTCGTTGAGCCGTGGGTGGCCAGGATACGCGGCCAGTTCTCTCCCGTCAGACCGGGTTGCGCTGTAACAAGCCCCAAGGCAACGCGACGCTTCCAGGAACCTGTGCTGGCATGCGTCATACCGCGCGCCTCAGCAACCTTCCTCCACCAGGAAGACATGACTATCTCCGTTCACTTTCCTTGAACTCCGCCTTTGTCAGCCAGAGAACATCGTCGTCCAGTTTCGCCAGGTACACAGGATCGTTGCTCTTGCCCGCGTACTCTTGCAGCTTGCGTTGCATGCGCTTCGCCATGTCGTGCGCTTCTTCGAGTTTGGTCATACCCAACGCATCGTCACGATGCTGGGCGTCTCGATAGAGTTCGCGTAGGACCTCGCAGATCGAGCGAACGCCCTTGCTTAAGACCTTCCCCTTCCCCCGGTTCTGCCTAATGTAGAACTTACGCCAGACGACCAGCGCGCGGTTGGGCGGAATAGGTACCCGTGGGTCTGTCGCTACTTCAACCATCGCACCAGGTTCGCATGCCACTCATCTGCAAAAGGCACATCGCGATACCTGTGCAACCAGGGCCCACCCTCGGTGAAGTGGACGATTGCCGGGTCATCGCAAGGTTCAGACACGTTGACCAACCAGTTCCACTCGAGCGGAAGCTCCCCGATCTCCTTGTCCTTGAGCCAGCAGAACGCATGCAGGTCCCGACCCGGTCTCAAGTTCAGGAGCTTGAGGTTCAACTTGTCGTTCGAGGGATGGTCAACATTGAACAACATCACGGACGACCAGTTCTTGCGCGCATACCTGGTCTGGACCTGGGCGTCCTTCTTGTACGAATTGTCGATCTCGACGTGATGGTTGTGCTTGACGCAGAAAACCGCCTTCTCAGGATGCCTTTCAACGAGGTTGAACAACTCCGTGAGATTGTGGCGGCACATGATGTCGCAGTCGACGAACATCGCCCATCCATACTTGGCCGGCGGGTCGTATTCCTTCCTGTGCTCAATAACTGATTTCTTCACGAGGTAGGGCACGAAGAACCGTGAAATCGCAAACTGGGTCGACATGGGGGCTTCTGATATGACGTCGTGAAGCCTGTGGTTCTTGCCGATAAACTTGATGGGGCGTGTGTACTCACCCGACTTGATGAGCTCCTGCAAAACGACAGGTTCGATCCTCGCGTGATCTGGGCTGTTGTACTGCAACGTCATACGAGCAACAGCGTAAGCCCCCACTTCCCTATCGTCAAAACCAATCCAGATCGTACGTCGAACCATCACTTCCACCTCATGCAATGGTCCCCTGACATGGACCAAACCTCTGTTGCGCCCCACGACTTTAGCAACTCAACCGCCGAACCCCGTGGTCGCCCGTAGCGCTCCGAGTTGCCGGGCTTCTGCTCTACCACCATAACAGGCTTGCACGCGTTGATGAATTTTTCAGCACCTAAAATCACATCATGCTCGTAACCCTCAACGTCAATCTTGATGAAGTCTGCGTACTCGATACCACGCGACTCAGCAATTGTATCAAGCTTGTGCACGGTTACGATCGGTTTGCACGACTCAACTGACGAGGGCGGCCGGTGATAAGAGTTACCAGGCGTCCAACCCTCAGGAAGACCCTTCGTCGGAGGGACTACTCTCGTGTTACCTGAGTTTTCTGTGGCGACATCCATCCCGATAACGCCATCTTCATTACCAAGAGCAAACTCGTAGATGGAGATGTTGGGACAATGCTCCGTGTTCTCTCTCAGGAACTCCCTGAATACAGGTTCGAACGCATGTACAATCCCGAAGTACGAGGCGAGGGCAAGAGACCAAGTCCCGACGTGCGCGCCAATATCAAGTGCAACCCTCTTCTTCGGCACGAACTCCATTGCCGCCTTGATCTTCTTCAGCTGGTACGAGCCCCTCCCCTGGAACGTCGGCCCCTTCTCCAACGCTGTCTGGAAGTGGGTGTCCTCCGCTGGGATCAGGATTCCCCGCACCATCTTCGACTTCATTCTTGACCTCCTCACCTGGTGGTGGCAGTTGATAATGGACAGACAGCTTCACACCCGAGCCCTTAAACGCCTTCTTGATCAAGGGGTCCCAGAAGTCAGGGAGTTCAACCGTCTTGTGCAGGTTGGTCCCATCGGCAAACGTCTTCCAGGCAAGACGGCAAGAGATGTTGAAGTAGACGAATGAGTGAAATTGAGTGTCGATGTACGCACGGATGTCGTTCAGAGCATCCTCGATGTCCTCCTTCTCAAGGTGTTCCATGACGTCTGTGCAGATGATGCCATTGAAACGCCCGTGTGGCCGGTCAGAGAGTTGGATGACACCAGGGTCGTAGCAGATAGGCAGGATGCCTCCCCACTCGTTGTGCACACGCCGCGCCAGATACTGGTAACCCTTGCCCGAACCGTAATCGAGCAAGCGCGGTTTTGGTGGGGGTGCACCAGGCACCTTGCTCGCAAGCGACTGCCACCACTTGACCATGCGGGCGATACCAAGGACGTTGTCACCCGTGAGCTTCCCAGGAAGAAGTTTCTGGTTCGCTTCGTGGTAGTCCTTGTAGAGGTTAGAGTAGTACTGAAGGCGCCTCAGCCTTGGGTAGTCAGGCGCTGGTTCCATACCCTTAGGTGGTTCCGTCTTGGATCGGAGACCCATCATGAGGTCCTTTGGGGATAGCGCTGAGCGTAGCGATCCCTGTTGGAAACATTAGCCCGTGGTCGCCTGTCCTGTTGGCGATGATGCTGGTTGAAGCGGGGATGGTCGTGACTACACCCCTTCTCCTTCCGCATGCCCTTGAGATGATCCATGTACTCACCAAGCTTGGTGTACCCAAACGGATGGGTGATATGCCGGTGATCGTAGGTGATCTTGAACGACGGGATAGCCTTGCGCTTTCGTATCCAGTCGAAGACGTAGCTGTCATGCCATTCAGGCAACTCGAAGATCTCACCCGACTCATAGATACGCGAGAACTCACGGAGGAAGGGGCGCGTCAAGAGATGGCGCATGTTGTAGGCGACAACGCCGCACTCGCTGTGGTAAGGATGTCGATCGATGTACGCAAGCGCCGCTGTGCTTGGGGGCAGCCCATCGAAGATGGTCTCAGGCACAGGCTTGAGGGTGATCGTATCAGCATCCAACCACACCATGTGATCGCTGTCTGTGACATAGGGCAGGACGAGGTTGAGCGCGAACACCTTCTTGGAGAACCGGAACGCATCCTTGCGATAGTCGTAGCCTGTCTTCTTCGACCTGAAGTGTGCGATCTCCGTGCCCTTGCGAAAACCATGGGTGACCGGGTTGTCCTTATGCTTCTCCCAGAACGCTACGGCCGGCTTGCTGGAGTTGAGGTCCCAGAACTTGATCAAGGGACGCTTGCGCAGGATCGACTCAGGCAAGTCCAGGCGGTCCTCACTGACGATGTTGAGCTTCACGTCCAAGGGCCAGAACTGATCGAAGGATGTGAGGAACTTCTGGCCGTATTGGGTGTAGCCAGCCGTCGAGCAACTGGTGACAATAGTGAGCGCCATGCCGATTCCCCTCTCCTACGCCCCACATTGCCGTGCCTGCGGGCAAATGTGGTAGGGGTGGTACCCCAGACACTCCCGATCTGATCGCCCGCCAGCGGCGTCGCTATGCCGCCTTCAACACCCAAGGCCTCAAGTTCTCCCAGGCGAAGCCTGAGGCAATCTCCTCGTTCGTGTACTGGCACCAGGACAGTTCCGCCAGCCGGGTGAGTAACGCATCGCTGCTGGGGACCGTGGGATTGAGCACATCCTCGAAATCTGTGTTGACGATATCCCAGAGCGGACAGGCGCGACCGTTAATAGCCAGCACAGGCACACCAGCCATTGCCGCCTCGACCCCGGCGTTCGATCCATCGATAACAACACATTGTGTGTCAGGGAACAGAGACCAGTAAGGTTCTGTGTCCGGGTCCGAATAGCCTGTATTCGGGGGAGGGATGGGCATCCCGTGGTAGTCGCTTCCCTTGCGGGCGCAAGCCTTCGGTCGATAGATGATCTCGAGACCCAGTTCTGGCTTCGTGTCGATGACCTCCTGGATACTGCCGCAGATGCGAGCGGCGTATGCGCCGATCTCGCCCAGGTCCTGGAAGTCGTAGTACTTCTTGGTCTGCTCTACGTAAACGACCTTGTGCCTAGTAGATGGTCGTGGGTCAAGGGACACGAAAACGCCAAGCTCCTTGAGACGTCGGCGGTCTGTGTTGCCGCAGCCGAGGTAGTAGGGTTGGAAGCCCCCAATTGAGAAGCGGTTGTAAGCACCCCGCTTGAAGTAGCCCTTGTCGATGAGCATCGTCCGCTGCTCCACAGCGCGCGCCGCCTTGTTGACGCGCTGTGATGTCAGACGAACCCCCACGAAGACAGCAAGGTGGCCTGAATGGGGCCCTGTGTCCTGTGCCGTATCGTACAGGTCTACTATCTCGCCGTGGCGCTTGAAGCCAGCGACCAGGGCCTCAGCCAGAGCCCGGTCCTTGATCGACTGATTGAGATAGGCCGCTATTTGCATCATGTGCCCCCTTGAGCCCGTGTCGTACGCTTGACCATGCGAAGCTGGACGCAATCTCATCGAACGAGAACTGAGCCCAGGCAAGTTCCGAGAGTCGCTGACGACGCGCCTCATCCGACGGGAAAGGAGGATCGAGAACCTGATTGAGATCGTGACCGACGATCGAGTAGATCGGGCTCGTGTCCGGTCCTGTGGCCGTCGTCACGACAGGGATGCCGGCAATCAGCGCCTCAATGCCTGTGTTCGACCCGTGAGTGACCACACATCTGCATTTGGGGAGAAGCGCGGCAATGTCCTGATCTGGTCCAGAGAAGACAACACCCTGGGGAATACGCTTATGCGTAAGGCGCCCCCACCATGAAGGCTTCGGTCGGTAGATGACGCGGGTATTGAGAGAGTCCTTAGTCCTGACCACATTCAGCAACTGTCCACAGATCTTCTCCGCGTAGTCGCTCGCGTCACCGAGCTCGTGAAAGTCGCAGTACTTCTGCGAGGAACCGGCGAACAAGATGTAGTCGCCGCCCCTGTGGCGCGGCAGGGGCGCAATCCCAAACTTCTTCAATCGCGCATCGGTGTAGGGCTCCCGCCCCAGGTACCAAGGGTGGATGCCATCGACCGAGAAGCGCATGTGAGTGCCGCGGAGCATGTACCCCTTGTCAACCATGAGCGTATGCAAACCAGCTTCCTTGGCATGGTTGTAGATGCGTCGGCTCTTGCGGCGGACACCCACGAACACGATCAGGTCGTACTTCGTTAGGGCACTCCTGTCATAGTCATGTGTGTGGATGACTATGGGCGCATCGCCGTTGGCCTTGAAGCCAGAGGTGAGCGCGGCTTCGAGGTTGCGCTCACCTTCCGTTTCGGTCATGTACAGGGCGATCTTCATCTCATCCCTCCAAGTCCGACAATACGTGGGCCTTGAGATACTTCCAGCACTCACCGCCAGCCATCTCTTGAAGGTTCCACTGACAGTAGGCAAGGTTGGCCGCCCATTGCTCGCGACCCTCTGGATAGAATAGCGTCTCAATCTTGGTCAGATCGCTGTCCGGTAGTGACATGGGAAGCGCCGCGCCGCGCCGGCAGAACACGGGCACACCAGCAACGATCGCATCGCAGCCGACGTTGGAATGATGGGTGACCACACAGTGCGCCGTGGCCAACGCCTTATCGACAGGGGTCAGCTTGTCAAACTTCGATCCATCGATGTGTGCGGCCTGATGCCAGTTGGGCTTGGGCCGATAGATGATCGGGCGTTTGGTGATGTTGCGAAGGCGAGCGATAACATTCCGCTCGTACTCAGCAGCCTGAAACTTCCAGGACCAAGCTGCCTTACCACTCATGCCGGCAACGAGTACAGGAGCCGTGGCCGCCGACTCCTTCTTCCAGGGCTCGATCCGGACATGCAACGAGTCCCAACGGTCGCTTGGCGCCTGTCGGTTCATTAAGTACGCTTCTGGATGCCGGTCGTTGACTGTCACCTTGAAGTAGCCAAACTCACGACGCCAGTACGCAAGGTCGACGTACACCCAGGGCTTGTTCTCCCTGCGGCAGACCTCAACGATGCGCTGGCAATTCTCCCAGAAGCCCCAGAAGATCGCTACGTCAAAGTCCTTCATGTCAGCATCGGCGTCGGTCCTGATCTGGACCTTGTCTCCAATAGCCGAGCAACCCTCAGCCATCGCGCGACAGACCCGGCTCGCGTTCCAATTGTTCGCGAGAATGTTGACGCTAACCCTCATAATAGGACTCCATCACCGCCGCCGCATCACGCATATTGCACCACGCCTCGTTATCTGGATGTGTGGCATTTCGGTAGATCATCGCCAACTCATCCCGCCTCCAAATGAGCGGGCACCCAACAACGGCTCGCGTGACCCATTCCGACATCCTGTTCAACTGCACGTCCGTGACGAAGGGCTCCTTGCTCCAGTCGCGGGACTCAAGCTCCAAACGCTCGCGCTCACGAAGTACGAGTCCCTTCTCTGCTTCGGTCAATCGCATGGCAACAAGCCTCGAAGGAAGGCCCAAGCTGTCCCGTCTCCATACTCTACCGAGTTAAACTGGAAGTAGGCGAGGTCGTTGAGCAGATTTGTGACCTCCTCATGAGAAGCCAGCTTGGGATTGTCAACTTCCGAAAGACACGTGCTTGAAATCAACCTCGTAGGAGACGGCCCCAGCACAACTGACGGCACCCCACTGAGAAGCGCTTCGATCGCAATCGAACTCTCCTCCACAACGAGAGTGTGACAGTCTGCGAAGAGAGCCGGCAGATCATATACCTTGTGTGAAGCATCGATAGCGTTGGGAAGAGGCCCACCGAAGTCCCTGCGCAGGTTTGGCTTGACCCGGAAGAGAACCTGGCGCTTGCTGTAACGCTTGATGTCATCCACCACCTGGATAACATGCGATCTGATACCAGGAATGCCCCTGCGGTCATAGTAGGAGCGCGCGGCGCCAGCAAAGACTATGTACTTGCCTTCCCTACGCCACGGCTTGGGATTCCAGTTGAAGCGATTGCGCCTGTCATCTGGCATCGACAACTTACCCAAGAAGTCCATCGGATGGCTGTCGTTTATACTAACCCGTGAGTAGTTCCGAATGCGACTCAGCTCACCACCTTCAAGAACTGCATAGGCCCTGTCGATAGAGATGATCGGACAACCGTACTCACTCAAGGGATTTAGAAGGTAACGCTGTTTGTTGCCGATGATCACAGCGGCGTGGTAACAGTCAGGGAAACCTTGACCAAGAGGTTGGAAGGTGATGTTGTCACCGTGACGCCGCACACCAGCCGCAAACGTCTCAGCCATCTCGAGCCTGTGCTCCTTAGGGCTGGTGTAGAAGACGATAGGGAGCATCAGACACCCTTAAGTCGCAGATTGCGAGTGAATAGCACCACCAACTCAAACCGCTGTGACAACCAATGATAACCCTCAACCTTGTCAGTAGGCGATATATCAAAAGTGTAGTCAGGATGGAGCACGCGCAAGGCCGCTACAATTCTCTCGCGCCACCACATTGGTTCCTTAACAGTTAAGTGTGTATTTGTACCACTTGGCAACGTCTTCCTAGAGGGGTCACACGCAATTGACATGAATGCAAACTTGCCGACGTATGATAGTACATCGATGAGGAACCAATCGATACAAGATTCTGGAATATGCTCCGCGACGTCTGTACAAATGACGCCATCAAACTTGTACGTTGGTTTGACCAAGAGTCCAGGGACACCCGGATCGTAACAAACCGGTACCACACCCCAAGGTAGGTGTTGTTGTCGTGCTGGACTATGAGCGTCAGATTGAACATACTGACGACCCTTACCCGAGCCGTAATCCAGAATGCTCGCAGCATGATGTGCGCCCACAAGCGTCGCAAGAAATTCAACGCTGGGCTTGCTAAGCCCACCCCTGAAACGCTTATGGTGCTGGTGTGCCTCAAGGTACTCAACACCCAGCTTCTGAATTTCCAGAGGTCCGTAATCAGCCACGCCATCCTGTAACATTATAGCGCTCACTCTAGTTCTTCTTGACATGAAGCCTTAGAGACTTCCGGCCAGGATTGCACTCAACTACAGACCACGAGTGGTGATTTAGTTTCTCCAACCACCAACCAGAGGGCTTGATCGTTATATGAGCATTTTGTCCATCGGGCAGCACCCTCTTTGCCTTGGTCAATCCAATAGAAAAGTACCCTCCAATCAACATGAGATTGTGGATATGTTCTAATACATCATCCACATACTCAATCTCTACATGCTCCATGACATCCGTACAGACTATGAAGTCAGCTGGCAGAGGATCACCTGCACAGGACTCAATGGCTGGATCATACTCAGCTACCGATAAACTCGGGTTTGACTCTGCGAGATGACGCCTGACAGTCCCAAAACCCGATCCATAATCAAGGACAGTCTTACAACGCAATTCCTCGCAGAACGGTAGGAAATCCTGGATATACGAGAAGCCTTTAGTCCCCCAAGGGGCTGCCTGGTGCATTTGGGCCAGGAGCTGCCTGTAGTCGTCTGAGATGAACTTTGACAAAGTCACAGCTCCCTAAATAAGGCAGCTATCTTCATGGTACCAGCATCACCAACGTTATCTGCCGTCATGAATGGAAAGTAAAACCGAGCTTTTGGCAAACTAAGACCAGCCTCTACAGGGTCGGCCGAGTTTGTCCAAGGGATCATCATGTTGCCACCAGCGGCAAGCATGTTCAAAGCGTAGTCAGCACCAAACCCTGGTGTACTTGGTGCGTCGTTCAAGTTGGAACACCGAAAAGTAGCAGATGGAGAACCCGACGAAACCAACACCTGGGCTGACACAGAAAGAATTTCGCAGTCAATAGCCTCAAAGGCAACTCCAAGGTCTTGGTTGTTTTGACCATGATCAACCGACATGTCCCACTCAATCGTGAACAACTTATTTCCGACGAAGTACTTCGCGTAAGCTGACATAACTAATCCCCTTCCCTTGTTATATTAACCACACCGTGAGTAGGTGCAGTTCTCACATGACCAGCAACCTTCACGCTGGATCAGATTGGCGCGGCAGGCGGGGCACTCCTTGCCCTCCGACTTGGCGACAGGCACGACCACACCAAGTGAAGAGAGGTGAGTGTCGATCACCTGTCCGATGCCGGCGATGATGGATGGCACATAGGACTTGCCTTCCCAGTAGCCGCCCCGTGGGTCGAACACAGCCTTGAGTTCAGCTCCCACGAACGAGACGTCGCCTCCCTTGCGGAAGATGGCGCTGATCATGACAGTCAGGGCCGTGGTCCAGGAGATGAATTCGAGGTTCTTGGTATTGATGAAAACCTCGTAAGGACGCCGCATACCATTGATCTCTGCATCGTTAATCGTGATGAAGAGGGCGTGCTCATGCCCTGGGGGCTTGAGACGATAGGTCGATCCGACAAGCTGTGCCGGCCGGACAAGCGGCTTGCTCAGTTCCACGACGTTGCTCATATCACCCTCCTTGGTCGTCATCGAGTCGGATGACAGGATCGAACCAGTGATCTTGTTCGGGCGATATGTAGTACAACTCTTGGCCCCTTGACCATAGGCATTCGAGTAAATGTCCACGAATTCCTCGAATGTTATGCTCTCGGGACAGTTGATCGTCTTGGAGACGGACGAGTCGATATTCGCCTGTGCAGCGGTAAGGATGTCGATATGGTTGTTGGGCGTCAGATTGGCGGCGGTCTCCCAAACCTCACTGCCTATACCGCGTAGATGAGCGTACTGCTCGTACAAGTTCCACGCATAGTCCGTAACCTCAACCTCCTTCCACGTGTCATCCTTCTGCAGGATACGCCTCTTAAGAGACAGGTCGAAGATGGGCTCGATGCCAGAGGATACGTTGCCGGCAAACAGCGAGATCGTTCCCGTGGGTTGGATCGACATGAGATGTGAGTTGCGGCGCGCGGGGGCTATGCTGGGGTAGAAGGAGGGATCGAAGAGAGGGAACGAGCCCTTCTGCCGCCCCAACTCCTCAGACGCCAGTTCGGCAATATATCGAATGTCTCCAGTCACACGTGTCGTGAACTCGACTGCCGCCGCTTCCGAGTACTTGACACCCAACATCACAAGACAATCAGCCAACCCCGTGATACCGATCCCAATGCGGCGCTTCGACTGCGACTCGAGCCGTTGCTGAGGTAATGGGTAATGGGTCACATCGAGTACATTGTCGAGGAAGCGCACGAGGGTGCTCACCAAGACCTCAAGGCGGTTCCAATTGAAACGCTGCCGCTCAGGCTCGAAGGGGTGAAGGACAAGGCGCGCGAGGTTGATCGAACCCAGGCAACAGACACCATAGGGCGGTAGCAGCTGTTCCCCACACGGGTTGGTGCATGAGATCAGCTCGATGGAACGCAGGGGGTTCGCAGCATTGACGCGATCAATGAAGATAACACCCGGATCAGCGAACTCATAGGTCGAGCGCATGATCTTGTTCCAGAGATCACGCGCCTGAAGTGTCTTGTGCACATTGCCGTTGAACTTCAGGTCCCACCACAAGTCCTTCTCGACAGCGCCCATGAACTCGTCTGTGATGAGCACGGAGAGATTGAAGTTCTTGAGGCGTCCCTTACCTTGGCGCTTGGCCTCGATGAACGCTTCGATGTCCGGGTGATCGCAGCGAAGGGTCCCCATCATAGCGCCGCGCCTGGTGCCCGCCGACATGATGGTCTCGCACATCGAGTTCCACTCATCCATGAACGGCAGGGGTCCCGACGCACCAGTACCCAGCTTGCTAACGAGAGCACCCCTGGGTCTGAGGGTCGAGAAGTCCATCCCGATGCCGGCGCCCGTCTGCATTGTGAGGGCGGACTCCGTGAGTGCCTCGTGGATGCCCCTCAGACTGTCAGAGATCGTTCCCATGACGTAACAATTCATGAGGGTGACAGCGCGATTGGTGCCAGCGCCGGCGTAGATGCGCCCTCCAGGGAGGACCTCGAGGTCCTCCATCATGTTGAAGAAGCGCGCCTCCCACTCCTCGCGCACGTCCTCTTCTTCAACGGAGGCGACAGCGCGCGCTACGCGAGCGAATGTGCTCTCAAGGCTGAGATCGATGGGGTCGCCGTGATGATCCTTGTAGCGATACTTCTCGTTCCAGATGTACTCGCCGATCTCTGTGAGTTTGGCGACCATATGGTGTTCCCTTGTATGGTTTTTGGTGCCCCGAAGAAACAGAGGAGGCGGTAGGCGTTCACTACCACCTCCCCACCCGCTCCCTGCACCCGCTGGCGGTGGACCTACGGTTGAACATAGGGGGATACGAGCAGATCAATTTGAGTGCATCAGCACGACGTTGCCAAGGCCCAATCTGTGTCGTGCCAATCACACATCGAAATCAAATACCCGAACTACAGCTGGGCAATGGGTGCAGCGTCCAATTTGATCAACGCGCCCGTCACTGCGTCGTAGTACCCATCCTTCTCAGCGCGCATCTTCGCATTAGGCTTGAGCGCCACATGGCTGCCGTTGGGCAGGATCAGGTCCGCACGCTTCACCCCATCAACCGTGAAGATGCGGATCGAATTCCGGGGGATCGCATTCTTACTCATCCGAGGCTCCTCAGCGCATCCACTGACCCACTAAACGTGGTTAGCACCGCTTGCTGCGTCATCGATCTGTTGAAGAGGTACTTGCCGCTCGTCGGCCTGCCGTAGGTTGCTGTGTAAATCTCAGCGAACAGTTCCTGAGGAATGGATGAAGGCTCATAGGCCTTGGCGTAATAGTCCCGGACAGCCGGAGGTGCGAGTGCGTACTCGTGCAACATGACCGGCGCCAACGCATGCGATATGGCAAACTCTTCACCTGGGATCGCGTAGTAGTCAAGTGCATGTGCGCTCTCATGGATAACGATCCGATTGATGTCATCAAAAGGTGTGAAGCCAAACCTCTGGTTGCTCCAACCCTGACCCACAACAAGACCCATACCAGGATTGAAGAAGCCTGCGATATACCCACGCTCGGGATCAATCTTAGGGTTGAGTGATGCAAACCGGCGCATATCGTAAAGGGCTGTTATCTGCAGGTTCTTCAAGACCTCGTAATGGTTCCGTGGTATCCTAGCCATTGTGTCCTTGATCGCCACCATAACCTTCTCAGTACCAGGTTCAGCACGCACCCTGATGTAACGCTGTTCCTGCTCTTGCCTGGGTGGAGATGGTCGAGCCGTCGCACGCTGTTGACGTTGCTTCTCCCTGTAGCGCTCGCGTCGACGTACAGAGGCCGGGTCCATCCTGAGTTCGCTGATGCCACCAGCACCACCAGACCATCGACCATCCTCACCCCGTGATTGATCAGGGTTGTATTCAGGGTAGCCCTTCACGAAGTAGTCGAGGCACTTGGATGTCGGCATTGTACCAGACGTCCAGTTCCTGATGGCTGAGACTGTCCTGGGGAAGCGGCGCAAGACGCCCTGTTGCGTCAGGCTGTAACCAATGAAGTCCCGCTCTCTTCCTCCCTGCGGTCCGTACATCGCTGCGTACACATCGGCGAACAGCTCCTTGGGGAGGCTGTCGGCTGAATAGTGCTCTGAGTAGTAGCGCTGCGAACGCGACAAACCATTGTACTCAGACATGATGGTGCCAGCAAGCGCGCTCGAGAAGGCGAAGGGTTTACCAGGGATGGCGTTGTAGTCAAATGCATGCCCGAACTCATGCGTTGCCCAACGCTCAACATTCTCAAACTCGATGAAGCCCCACTTGTTGTTGGTCCAACCTTCACCCACAACGAGTCCCAGGATTGGACTGTAGAAGCCGGCTGTGAACGTCAGGTCCTTGCGGTTGGGATCGATTTCAAGCATTCCCATCCTGGAATACTTCGCCATGTCATAGACGGCCTTTTTCGGTAGGTTCCGAAGGACAGCCTGGTGATCCTCAGGTAGCCGTGACATGACGTTCTTGATTGCCCGGCCGGCGTTGTCGGCTCCCCTCTCCTGGAGAAGCCTGATCGATGTATCTTGCTTGGACCAGTCAATGCCGCGCCGCTTGACCCTGTACGTCTTAGGGCGCTGGCGAGCCGAACCTCCTCCAGACCAACGTCCATCCTCACCCCGTGGTTGATCCGGATGGTATTCAGGATAGCCTTTGAATAGGTTGAGCATTGGTTAAATGCCCTCATCAAACCCAAGGTCGTCCTGGGTGACAGAGATGCCATCCGTACCACTGGTGATGAACTGCTCAAAGTCACCCTGACCACACAGAAACTGCCCAACGAGTTCCTGCACAGGCAACGGGAATCGATTGAGCTGTGCCGCAGTGCCCTCAGCGAGGCGGAACCACTCGATGTTGACCGAGCCTGCACCCAACCGTCTGATCTTCTGAACGCCTGGGACGTTGTTGTTGACCGCCTCGTTGCCATCGGTGAGCGCGAACGCCATCTCAACGGAGCCATCAATGATCTGCTGAGGAATGGTTTGATCATCCAAACCATCGATGCCGGTATTGGTTCGCGGCCACTGCAACGTCTGACCGCTCAGCATAGTCGGCTCACCAAGCCAACACTGACGATCGAAGAGACGCGTCGCCGTGACGAGGGCAGAACCCTTCTGATCATCTGTCAGGTTGAACCAACCAGACGCCAGGAAGTTCGCCTGCAGGTAGAGATTTGCGTAGTCGAGCGTTGAGTAGGCATCATACGGCTGCGAGTTTACGATGACGACACTCTCATTAGCGTCGGTCATGGCATATGCCTCCAGATAAACCTCAGCGTGTCCAAAACCGGGTTGACGATATCAAAACCGTCACTGGGTACAGGAGCACGACCTCCAAAATAGAAGTAGGCAGCGAGTCCCACAAGGACAGCTGTGCCAACGACGTTGATGAAGATCGACTCCTGGGTGGCTGGGTCCAATGAGCCGAACCATTCCCTTACCGATGTCCGCACCTTCTGCAGGACACCAGCCGACGCCTGCTTCAATTCAGGCGCGCTGGGGGTGCCACCATCGGAGAGCATCGAGGCGACAGGCCTGACAAGATCGAGTCCAGCCGTCTTCCCAGAACCAGAGGAGCTTGTCCACTTACCAGACCTATCCCGTGCCTCCTCAGATCTGTATTCTGGATAACCCTTCGTCACTGAGCGCAGCAACGACACAGATGCGCGCGCCATGTTGAGAACGGCATCAACGTAGTCGGCGGCCTGCCCCGTGAGCTTGATACGTTCCTTCTGCAGTCTGTTGATCAACGAGTCCAGACGCATGGGATTGCGCTCAGTGCGAGACAACCGCATGAGCGAGACCATCTCACGCAATACCTCATCGAGAACCAAAGGCGCTTGTGCTACCATGGCCTACTCAACCCCGCAGTCAAAACGCGCTGTGCATCGAGTGCCCATCCGTTAACCTCACGCTTCATTGAGTCAATGGCTGCCTTGCGACTCTTGACCTTCCTAGCGTTTATAACCTGAACGGCAGCATAGGCAGCATCTGGCGGTTCCTTCGCAAGAGTGTCGATCAAATCATAGGCTTTCTGCCTGATCGGAGCCATGTCAGCCCGCAACCTGCGGCCAGCCTCCTGTGAGCGGGATGGACCAAATCGTTCGGCGCGCTGACGCGCTTGGTTGATCTGCGAGCGCAATTTATTGAGCTTGGAACCTACTCCTTTGCCACGGGCTACCGCTGCCTTGTTGCCCACAGGTTTGGTCTTACCACGCGCTCGACCCTCACCGGCCCAACGTCCATCATCACCCCTAACCTCGTCGGGGTCGTACTCTGGATAACCCTTGCCTAGGATCGGGCGCATCTTAAATAGGTCTTGAGTCATTCCAAGAACCTCTCACCCAAACGAGCAAACTTCTCCTGAGGCAACCTGTACCTAGCCGTGGTTCCAAGGAGTAGAAACTTGCCAAGGGTCAGTCTGCTACCAGACTTGCGAACCCTGTCATGTGTGAAACGAAGCGGGAGCGCTGAGTTAGGTAGCTCTTGGTTAAGATGGGCAAGGCGGAAAGCCAAGTCAGGACCACCAGACTTGAGGATCACATCGCGCACATAGTCAACAGTCTCCTTGTCAAGGGAACCCTCACCATGTGCCGCGAGCAAACGTGTGTCCACCTCATAAGCAAGTTTCCGCACCTCGTTCTCATCGGCAAGCTCGAAACCAAGTCGCGGCCAGACGTATCCACCACAGACACCACCACTACAAAACGGATTTGCACCCGACTCGAAAGCTATCTTACGAACCTCCTCCATGATAGACGACACCCAGCCCTTGGCAGTGCGAGTTCCACCTGAGAGGATGAGCTTGGACGTTTCACCATTGTTGTCGTACAGCTTCCACTGGTACATCCGGTCCTTGACGGTATCGAAGGCCAGCTCATTGACACCCTTGCCGAGGATGTAGGTTGGTACATAACGACCAAACGAGTTGCTCATTGCGCGACCGATGGCGCGGGTCGCTGCGATCTCAGGTGTCGTCTGAACGAATAGACCAGAAACCCGATAGCCGGCTTCCTCGAACGCATCCATCAAATCGGTAGAGGCATCAGGCGATCTCAACGTCGCGTCATGGATGATATTGAGCCCCAGCTCGCGACCTCTGTCCTCGAGTTCCGATGCGAGTTCAGATGCCTCCTCATGGTAGAGCGATGAGTTCCACCCGTGATACCCAGGCAAACCATAGTCTGCGTCACCCGCCTTGAACTGCTTGTTGTCGCCGCGCAGATCATCGGCATTGACATAGAGATACTTATCCATGTCAGGCACAAAACCCGACTCCATGAGTGATGTGGTCTTACCCGACCCAGGGCGACCTCCCATGATGATCAGTTGCGGGTCTTCGCCTTCCGCTGGCTTGGCGCGCTCCAACGCGTCCTCAAGGCGTAACTCGATAATACGCTCATGCAGTGCCTGACGATCGGCTGTCCACGTACCGTCAGGGTTCTTGAAGCCCCCTTCCGAGACGAGCGCATCTGTGTGAGGCAGCTTGGAGAGGCGCTTGTTGGTATCGCGAATGTAGGCGCGCTGTTTGGGTGTGAGGCTCCTCATGAATGCGCGCTGGGATGGCGTTGGCTTCTCCCTCAGATGTGACCCGAGGAGATCGCGCGCCTCGTGCCCAGGCCGCAACTCGCCACCCTCACCACCAAGCCATCGACCGTCAGGACCGCGCGTCTGGCTTGGATTGTACTCTGGATAACCCTTGGTCAATCCATATCCAACAACTGTGAAGCGGTAAGTGTCACGATCCTCCTTGAACCAACCACCAAAGCCAGCGCGTACCCTACCTGTTCCATCGAAGCGCAATCGCAAGCCGCGAGGGAGGATGAGTTCGTCCTCCTTATAACCAGGTGTAAACATAATACGGTCTACAGCACGCCAGAATGCCTTACCAGGGCCGATAGGTGTTCCCTGAGGAACTGCAATTTCCATGAGTTGCCCAAACCCACTTGCATGCGCGACATCCGGTGTAGCTGATGTATAACCAGCATTAACCAAAAGATCACCCTCCTTAAGTCCGCCTAGAATATCACGACCAATTCTAAGATCGTCTCCCACTAGAGAATTAAAGCCGCGGTACACAATACCATCCCGCTTGGTCTTGTGTGCTGCTATAAAGGCATCAAGTGCCACCACGACTTCATCGCCTGTTTGACCCAAAGACTCACCATTGCGCAATCGTCGGTTGAGGGTCATCGAATACATGGTACCTAAGTAGTTATCCCGAATGGTATTATATTGCTGCTTTGTCCATGAACCTATTTTCTCCGCATCGTCCTGATGCAATAAGTTGGTGGGGCGGCCAGCGCCCCCCACCCAACGACCATGTTCATCCCGTGACTGATCAGGGTTGTACTCTGGGTAGCCCTTGTTGACCTTGGGTGACAGGACGAAGTCGTAGTGGTAAGAGTTACGGAAAAGTTGCACCTTACCAACAAACTTCAACTCCGTGTCGCGGGGGAGGAGGATCTCAGCCTCATCCGACCGGTCGTCAAGGAACAGAGCACCTACGTGGACACCAGGTAAGAGAGTGATACGCATGCTATTATCGCCGAAGGTGCTGATCACATCGGCATGAACAGACGTTGACATGAAGCCTTTGTCAACCACAGAGTCCCCAGGCGTCAGGCTGTCAAACATCTCCAACCGTTTAATATTGGTACCCGCTGCCCTGTAGACCACAACCGGCTCAGTTATAATGTAGGACTTGGTATACACATCGAGGTTTGCGACGTGTTCCTCGATTTTCTCCCTGTTCAGGGGAGAGGCAGGGACGCGGATACCTCTCAAGTAACTATTGACTATCATGTACCCAGACGTACCATAATTCTTGACCGATGCTCTAATAGCCTCGGAAGGACGCTGCAGCTCCTGGATCGCACCACCAAGTGTCAGATGGAAAGTATCAGGCGCATCCTCACGAGCCCAACGACCATCAGGTGCGCGCCACTCATCGGGATTGAATTCCGGGTAGCCCTTGAGGACCAGGAGCACCACTACTTCCTCACTCAAAGTAGCCGTTGATCATAACGTCACCACGCCAAACCAGGTCCTGTGTATCCGTCGAAGGAGAATGAAGCGCCAGGCTTAAGAACGTGACCAGTGGTGCTGGTCACACCTGAAGTTGATCCTAGATAGACCTTGATGGATGCATCGTCGTTGGTAAGCTCGCCGAAAACCCTACCAGGGTTGCTCGCAACGACCAACTCAGCCGACGTGGAGAGAACATTCTGACCAACAGATAGAGTGTTGCTAACCAGGTCGTCAGCCGGGCGCGTCTTCAGATTGCCGTCAGAATCTAGGTTTACAGCGACCGGGTTTTTGTTTGCCCTGTCATAGCCAAAAGTCAACCGCGTCATGGTCTCCTCCCCCTAGCAGGGGCTACCCATCCTTAGGTTCAGTCTCACTTGCCTTCTTGGTAGCACGGATGATCTGCAGGCCCACCCCATCCTCAACGAAGCGGGATCGGCGGGTCATGTCATTGCGAGGGAGGCGCACGCGATCCTTCTTCTGCATCGCGTCGAATGCTTCCTTGAACGTCTTGTGCAACTTGGGCATCTCAGAACTCTATCCCGAACTCTGCCAACTTCTTGATCTCTGCCTGGGCCTCATCCAGCGCGTCGGGGTAGAGCTGAACGAGGTAGCCTTCAACCTTCTCAGCGATCTGCTTGACCTGTTTGACCACCTCATCCTGCGACTCGGCATAGGCAACGATGGCGCCGATCTCAGGCATGCCGGCCGGATCAGGGACAACATAGTACTTCCCGTCGACGACCGCCAGGTTGCGCAGCTTGACGTTCTCGCGCAGATCATCGGGGAACTCGATGGCTTGCCAGTTGCGCTCACCAGCCCAGGCAGAATGGATCAGCAGTTCAGCCGCCCACGTACCCTTGTAGGATGGTTCGACCAGCACACCATCAGCCCCTTCCCAGAGCACCTCTGCAATGTTCTCCATCATGAGACCGAACAACTCCGAGGGAGGTGAGCCGAAGCGCGCACAAGGATCGATGCTGTAGGCCGTTCCATCCTTGGGAATACGAAGTTCTGCCGACCAGAAATTACGATACTTGTACGCCTTCAAGACAGGTGCGAACCGGGCGTTGACATCACGCACCTGTTTGGGCAGACCAGCATAGGGCTTCACGCGCCCGACATACCCCTTGTCCTTGACCTCGATGCCATAAAGCGTCTGCTTGGGGAATTGACCATCGATGCAGTAGCCATCGTAGCCAACCTCGACCGCATCGTTGATTGCATCCTCGACGATGAACTCGATCTTGTTGCGCTTGGCGCCAAGCTTGTGACCCAGCTCGTCAAGGCGCGGTTCGATCAGCTTGTAGTTCTTGGAGTAGAACGTCTCCATATCACCACGCGTCGCGCTCACCTTGATGTACTGATCGTCGTTCTTCTTGAGGTAGGCGCGCAACGCATCGAGCCCTGTGACAACCTTGTAGGGGCCGATGGTGATACCAAGGTCCTTCTGCAGGTCCTTGCTGACAGACCTGTCCAATTCCAGGTCTTCCCCTCTCCGTGATCCCCAAACCCGCTTGCCCATCTCAACGAGATGGGTCTGGAGGGCACCATCGTAGACATCAGGGAAGACGAACAGGTCGACGTAGGGGGCGACATCCCAGATGTTGGTGACGCGCTCGACCCCGTCGATGCCCTTGCCGATCCACAGCGGATTGCTGTTCGGATAGCTGCTTATCCAGGGGCAGTAGTAGTAGACCAGATCGAAGTCATTGGCGAGGACGCTCGCTATCTCAACGAAGAGCCCGTTATCATAAACGAGCGCCTTCTTCCCTGGATACAACTTTGCCATCGCAGCCCCATCGGTTTAGTCCATGCCTGTATTCCAACCAGGCCGCACACCTGCATACCGTCCCCCTGTCGCTGCCTTGCGATAGACCCAACGAGCCATCAGGTAAAGAGCGGTTGCTGTCACAGCAGCACCATAAACTGTCATGACCACACCACCTGTGGCAAGGCCACCCAAGCCTGCGATGAGAAGTGCGTGGGTGCTGGTCAGCTCCTGCAATACATGGTCGGCAAACGAGGGCTCGTACCAAACCTTGCCGTCATAGCTGCGCATGGTGTCCCAGGTCTTCTGCGCCTCGCGCGACATACGATCGGATGCCGCCTGCCGCTCAGCCTCCGACTTGGATGTCAGCCCATCAACGTCGCGCTTGATACGATCGAGGCCACCCTTGACCCCATCGTACTTGGCCCCCATGGATTTCGACCACTCAGGCCGGCGATTGCGCTCACTGGAACTAGATTCCATTGAGTCCATCCAGTCGAGCTTGGCTCGCAACCAATCAGCATTCACACGAGAGGGTGGCTTACGACCGAACTTGCGCTCGTACTCAGAAGCGAGTTTTGCACGCTCTCCAGGCTTGGCACGACCTTCGCTGATACCACCAACAGAACCACCAGACCAACGTCCATCCTCACCCCGTGACTGGTCAGGGTTGTATTCAGGGTAGCCCTTGCTTAAGACTGTCAGCAACCCATCGATGCGAGCGTCGAGGTCCGCCACATCCTTCCACAGAGTCTGTCTCATGGCACCAAAACCTTGAGCGCGCCACCAATCGCCCGACCCAACGAGTCGACCGCCATCGGGATGGCCACTGATGCAACAGCGATGACGATAGCCGACAGGAACAGCGCAAACCATACCTTCTGCATGGTCTCCACTGTGTCACGAGATGGCAAGCCGATCCTCGCGTTGGCGACATCCACAGATCGCATGACAGCGTCGCGGGAGTCAGCGGGCACACCTTGCTTGATCAGATGCTCCCTGATGGCAGCAGCGATCTGACGGCGTTGGGGTCCGATCTTGCGCTTGCCCTCGAGTGTTATCTCGCGAGGGGCTGAGGCGCCACCAGAGGTCCACTCACCCGACTGTGTGCGCGCCTCATCGGGATTGAATTCCGGGTAGCCCTTCTTCGTTTCTGTGGCCACCCGCTTGATCATGGGCATCAAGGCCGCCACAACGGCCTCTGCAGCGTTCTTGCGATGCTCCGTAGGGAGTGCCCGTATGGCGCGAGCAACGCCCTGAGCGGCCCGCGCTGACGCAGCAATCGCCGTTCTGATGTCAGCGTCGGGGCTGCGCACCTTGTAAACGGGTGCACCGGACAGCACAACGACGCTCAAGCCGGTCATTTGGGCTTGTCCTTCTTACCCAGCTTCGCCTTGAGTCCTTCAACCCAGGCCTTGCGGCGCTTGAGATAGTCATCCGAGTAGCTGGCATCAACGACCTTCGGGTCCAGCACCTCACCTTCGTTGATGAAGTCGGCGGCGTGCAGGTCGCCATGCTTGTGCCTTGCCATGGTCCTTGTCCTCACTTCCTGTTGCGGGACATCGCTCCCCGACCTGTGAAGCTACCGGAATTGATACCGCGTACATCACGCGCGAACTGATCGGCTGAGGTAGGCTTGCTCGCCCGG